AATTCCTGGAATAAAATCACTCATTTTCAGAATCAATTTCTTCTGTTGAGTTGATAATATCATCTATTTCTGATTCAATATCTTCACTATCTCCGTACTGAAATATTCCATTGATCACTTTTTCATCCATCTCTTTAAGAACTGGATCTAAAACTTCAGGTGTAAATAAATCAGTGAGTTTAACCACATCGTTTAGGTGTCTTACGGCTAGGCCTCTTGCGGTTTCCGAAGGTTGGAAGTATACAGTAACTTCGCCTTTGTCTGTATTGTAGGTATGTTCTCTGCAATTTTCTTTATCAGAAGGAGAAAGCTTTTCATAATCTTTCTGATTGATAAATTTACCTCTTTGAATACCACAATTATCCCAACTGATATAATCTTGTAGTCCTACGTAAGGATTCATTCCTTTATTGAAGTCAATCCAAAATTTAACAGGAGTTGGTTTAGCAAATCTGTTTTTGTTAGGCTTTGCTGTTACGATAATTCCAGTAGCATTACCTTCTGAAAGTTTTGCTTTACCTAAAAACAAGATGATTGAAGCCGCATACTCGGGACCTGTGTTGTGATTGACTACACCATTAGAACTGATGTAGTGCTGAGCAGATTCTACAGTAAGATCTCTTACTTTAGTAGAGCCTAATGACTTTATGCTCTTTACTTTCAATTTTTTGTATTGCATGTTTTATTTGTTTAATTAATTCATGTTGATTGTTTTCGTCTGAAAATTTATCAGAAATTCTGATCATACCTAGAATATCTGATCTTTTTTCTAATATAAGATTTTCTCTCCATTCGTCATATTTAAGTTCTAGTCGACTATGCCAATATAAACCATCATATTCTATGAGAATAATTCCTCTAGTAGACTTGTAATATCCATCGCATTTGAAAGATCTTTTGATGTCTTCTTCTAGAATGTTTATACAAAAACTTTCATGTATAATTTCTAATTCTTTAAGTCTTTCAAAAAATTTAACCTCTCCCTTGGAAACTTTACCAAAAAATGAAGAATATAACTCTGGATTTTCTCTAATAAATGATTCTACTCTTGTGCTTATTTTCTTTTTTGCTTCTATCCATTCTTCTTCTGTATCATAAAAATGACGACTGGAAGGATTTCTCTTAAGAACTTCAAGTCTTGCGTCTTCTTCCGAATACCCTCTTTCTAACCAGAAATCTTTGCTCCAAATAGATCTTGTATTTTTATTAGTTTCCCAACCCTTCTTTGAAATTCTAGATTGTATTGTTGCTATCTTCGTCTCGGCATCAGTTTCGCTTAGACCTCTCTTCATCCAATATGATTTAGATAGATGAGATCTTTCTCTTTGTATCTCTGATATTTTTTGTCGAGATTCTTCTTCGGACCAACCTCGACCGGTCCAATACTCCAAAGAACAGTTAGATTTTCTGCCAGGTGTCGAATATATGTAACTTCTTATCCAATTACCACCGATAACACTTTGTTTTTCAGTAAAAGGCTTTTCAAGTTTCAGATAGTTGGAATACAGCATTTCTAAATAATCTTTATTTTCCCAATTGATGTCTTTAGTCCATCTGGTCAAACTTTTTAAAATCTTTTCTATAAAGTACTGATATTCCATAGTATCTTGTGGTGGTTATTCCACCACTTGATTTATATATTCACTCTCTTTAAGATTTTTTACTGAAACCCAGCCTTCTTCGATTGCCCAGTCATCTTCATCTTCTCCGATATAAAATCTATGATCCTCTGAACATATAATTTTTGTACCATCTTCAAATTCAACTTCGTACGACTCTTTTTCAAATTCCCAGGTTTGTAAAACTTCTTTATCGCCAATTAGAGTTTTAATTAGATCTCCAGCCTGTACTTCATCGATTCTCTTACAAGAACCATCTGACATAATAATTAGACTGTCTGGTGCTAGACAACCACCACCTGCAACTTGCTTACTGAAAAGATCTTGTGTTTGATATGTGTGATTTGTAAACAAGAATGGGATTTTACATAGACCCATTTGTGTCATCAAGATTCTGAAAGTAGATTTGAGCAATTTAGCTCTTGTCATATCTGCTTTATCCGATCCTGATTTTGCATCATCAATCTCTTTTTGTGTTGCCAAGTTACCAGCAGAATCGAGAATTACCATGATCTTTGGAATTTCAATTCCTTTTTTCTTTTGCTCTAAAAGAGTATTTGTTAGATTTGTAATACTTGATCTAAAATCTTGAACAGTATTACAAGGTTCGTAACGAAGCTTAGAAGAATCAATACCAAATTTTTCTACTAGATCTCTATCAACTGCGTTTTCAGAATCATAGTAGATAGTGTAATACCCTAGTTTTTGAGCCTCTTTAATTCCGTTTAGAATTAAGAAAGTTTTACCAGTACCAGAAGGCCCCGCAATACATACAGATCTGTTATTAGGATATCCTCCGAAAAGAGATCCAGTTAAACATGCATTCAGTATGTAATTTCCCGTGGGAATATGATGATCTACTGCTGATACTTCGCTTTTATCAAGAGTGTCACCATACGTTGAGATCTTAGACATTTCTTTGTTTAAGTCTTCGAATGAAAATGTTTTTGCCATATTTTTTTAAAAGAGTGTTGTTGTATAAATTAGATTTCTATCTAGAATAGGTAATCCCATTGCTGCAATAACTCGATTCATAGGATCGATTATTGCTTTTTCAAATTGCGCATCATAATCCACCGAAGGAGCAAATTCATAGGGATGATCTCCCGGTGGAAATGCAAATACATCGCATGCTGTGTCTTTACTTAAATACATTTTCACCTTTTCTGAATTTGCAAGAAGCTTGTATTTTCCTTTATGTGAACTATTATTCAAAAGATAATTATAATAGCCAGATGCTCTAACATGCATTGGACAGCCTGAAGCTATTTCAAATTCAGAATAGTCGTTAACAATATATTTCTGATAATTCCCAATTCTTAAATTGAAACAGATATGCTCGATATTTGCAAGTTTAAATTCTCTTTTAATTTTTTTCAAAAGAGCAATCAAATCTGGATAATTTACTTTATCTACTGAAAAGATATATTTGATGATTTCCTTTAGCTTGTTTCGAGCAAAAAGCGGAGTACTTGATTGTATGATTTCAAATCCTTTTGTACTTATTTTACTCAAGGCCTCGAAATGAAGATCTGGATCTTTCCACACAATATTTTGCATGTATTTCTTTTTGGCTAACCAAATTGCATTTTTGGCTATTGATTCAAGTTCAAATGAAAGAAAGTTATCAGAGTTGTTCTTTTTAGCATAAGAGCTAAGAACATTTTCAATATACAGCTTTAGTCTGATGTGATAAATCTTAAGAATAAACTCTTTTTCTGATTTATCCCAGGTGCATTTTTCAAGAACTTCTTCAAATCTAAGATAACAAGAGTCTGTATCGATATAGATTACGATAGGTTTCTTTACTTCACCCGTTATCTCAATTCCAAGCTCCTTATGTACTTCCTTGTCTTTATGCCAAAAATCATGAAAATACTTGTTAATCATTTTTTCCGTATACAAGATCGCGTCTTGACCTTGCAGAGTGATTGTTTCCGCAATGTCCACATTAAAGAAATAAAACCACTCATTACCGAATGCTCCGTAAATTGAGTTTAGAGTCAATTTAACAGCTTGTTCGTAATTGTAATACTTCTGAGACTCCTGTTCTATTTCTTTAAGTTGTCTTTTTAGATCTTCTATATCTTCTTTCATTATTCTTCGTCTATGATAGCTACAGCTACTGTTAGATAGGTGGCAGTATCTAGAGACTTAAATACAATTTTATTTCCGCATACGACTACTTTGTAGTTTTCTTTATCTAGAAGAGGACTATACTTTTTATAGATTGTAACTTCTTCCTTTTCAGAATCCATTTCAACGGAGTGAGTAATGATGGCATCATAATTTTCACCTTTAATACTTACACCTCTAGAATCTGCATATAACTTATAAGTTTCTTTTTCTTTATCGAGAGAGAAAAGAGACTTCATCTTGTCTGCATGGATTGTTAAAAGTTCAAAAGAGAATTTCGAATCTGTAGTTGAAAATGCTCTCTTGGTTTCATCTTCTTTCATATCCATAAAGTTTAAGCTTGGATCTGCACAAAAGAGTTTGATCTTTAGATTATCATTTTCAATGATAAAATCGCTGGCAATAAAATCATTCCCTACTTTATCGTAGATAATTTTTCCTGAACATTCTCCACCAAAATGAGAAAGAGCTTCTATAATCTTATTTCCATTGAAGAAAGAAACTTTAACTGGTTGTTCGGGCCAGGCTTCAGAATCAAAAAGATCAGAGGTCTTAACATTTACCAATTTTACGGCATCCCTTTGGGGAAGAAAGACTGAAGAAGATGTAACCTTTTCTCCAACTTTCATGAAAATGAACTTGTCAATAGACAATAATTTCTTAACAAACAACTGAAATTCTGCAGTGTCTATTTTCTTAATTTTGATTTCCATTAGATATTTTTCTTTTTTATATAGTCAAAAAACTATTAGTTTCAATATAGAATCATAAAGTTTTCAAAAAAAAGCCCCTGCTAAAGCAGAGGCTCTTTCAATTCAGATATGGTAGATTATTTAACTGAATTAAGATGCATTCTTAGTATCTTGAACATCTTGACGCATTTCTTGAGCAAGTTTCTTCAAGTCTTGCATTGCTTTACGAATGCGAGTGCCCGCAGATTTGTTTCCTTTTTCGTAGAATTTTTCTACATCAGCTTCTGCTTCTGCGATCAACGCTTTGATTTTTTCGAATTTTTCCATGTTTTTCTTATTTTTTGTTTTATTTTATAGTGAAAGTAGAAAAAGTTTAACCGTCGCAACTTACGCAATCAGGATCTGTTGCTCTTATTGCTATGTCACCTCTTAATACAGATTCAGTTCTCATATAGTAGAGAGTTTTGATTCCCTGTTTCCAAGCTTCTAAATGAACTTGATTAATCCACTTCGGATTTGCTTGAGAAGGGAATGCTAAATTTAAAGAAACTGACTGATCTACATATTGCTGGCGAATACCCGCTTGCTTTATAAGATCTAGCTGATTTATTTCTTTAAATGTTTTAAAGACATCTTTAACCCAATCTACCTCTTTATTTTGAATTGTGGTTTCAGATATCTCATTTGTTAGTTTTCCGTTTATAAATCCCCACTTATCTAATTCGCCGATATCTTGAACGGATCCTCCATCTTCGAGAATTTTGTCCCAAGTATCTCTATTATTAATTCCTATTTTGCGAAGAACTCTTTCTAATTCGGGATTCTTTCTGATAAATGTGCCTTTGGCAGTTTGTTCTGTAAATACATTTGCAGCCCATGGTTCAATTCCAGCAGAAACATTTCCTGAAAGCTTTGAATTTGAAACTGTAGGTGCAATTGCCATCAGGTGAGTATTTCTCATACCCGTACCTACACACCACAAAGGTTCTCCGCATTCAGTAGCCATATCCCTAGAAGCTCTTTCTGCTTCAATTTTCATCTGAGAAAAAATTCTTCTAGTTTCAAACTGAGCTGGTAGACCTTCAAATGGTATGCCTTTCTGTTGTAGGTATGTATGCCACCCTAAAACTCCTAGTCCTAATGCTCGGCCCTTTTCGGCAGAACGAACTGAATTTTCAAAACCTCTCATATTTTTTGCTCTTTGTATGAATTCTTCCAAAACTCCATCTAAGAACCAAATAGCAGTGTAGATTAAATCAGTGTCTTTCCATTCATCGTACTTAGCTAAATTTACAGAAGACAAGCAGCAAACGAATGAGTGTGATTCATCTGTATGTAAAGTAATTTCACTACAAATATTAGTCATGAACACTTTAAGACCGTTTTGCTTGTAAGCCTCTGGATTTTGCTTGTTCACATTACCTTTAAACATGATATAAGGTTCTCCTGTGGATTTTCTCTTTTGCAGAACCTTACTCCACTTTCTTCTAGCTTCTGGATCTCCATCTTCAACCCTTCGCATAAATTTATCACCAACTACTACACACTGATGCAAATTTAAGGATTGACGATTTACGTCTCCCTTAGGTTCTCTAATTCCAATCCATTCATCAAAGGCTCCATTTTCAATATTCAGATTAACCGAGGCTGCTCCTCTACGTACTGAACCTTGATTAGTAGCTAAAATAGTTGAATCATATATTTTACAAAAAGGAACTACACCATCCGAAGTTCCGTTTCCTGTGATTCTAGATCCAGCAGATCTAATCTGGTTAACTCCGACTCCTACTCCTCCACCGTGTTTAGCTAAAAGCATCATTTCTAGATTTTTCGATCCAATTTCTTGAATAGAATCTCCTACATCTATACCAAAACAGGAGATAGGTAAACCTCTATCAGTGCCCGTATTAGACAAAACGGGGGTTGCTAAATTAAGCCAGCCTCTCCAGATAAAATCAAAGAACTTGCTAGCCATGTGCGGCTTCCCTAATCTACGAGCAACTGCTGTAGATACTCTCCAATATGCGTCTTTTGGGGTTTCTCCGGCTAGAAGATACCCCTTAGATATTGTTTTAACATAAATTTCTGTGTTACCCCAAACTGGAAAATCAACTCCCAATTCCCAGCCTATATCATCTCCGTAGTTTTTCATTTCTATTTTTTAAAATATATCTTCCCAATCTTCTCCTTCACCGGCTTTTGAATAGTCGGTAGGTCTTAATGCAAAAAAGTCAGTGTGTGTTAATCCTCCAGTTAGATGATAAAACCATTCTAACTGATCTGCAGATACTTTATCATATTCAAAATGAGGTTCATATCCAAGCTCTACCAGTTTTTCATTGGCTCTTTTAAGAATAAAGTGCTTTAGATCTTCAGCTTTAAGATTCTCTAAATCTCCCATTTCGAACATTTTGTCAATAAATTTATGTTCAAGATCTACAATCAATTCCGCAGCTTCGATAACCTGATACATTACATTCTTTTTTAGATCAGGATATTCATCACACATATGACGAAATAATTGACAACCCATTCTAGAATGTAAAGATTCATCTCTAACGCTCCACTTCATCTGTTGTCCTATTCCCTTAAGAAGATTTCTCATCTGAAAAGAATATAAAACAGCAAATGATGAATATAAAGAAACTCCTTCGGCAAAAGCAGAAAAGATAGCTAAAGATCTGGCAACATCATTTCTTGCGTCTTTATTCCATTTAAGATCTTCATAATTATACTCTGCCTTAGTAGAAACTAAAAGTTCGAACTTTTCGGATGTTGCGGGTTCATGCAAGAATGCTTCAAAGTCTTCTAAACCTAGAGTTTCATTTAAATATGAATATGCAGTGGCATGGATTGTTTCTTGTGAACCAAACATCATAGCCATGTGCTTGATTTCATGTTTCGGAAACCAGTTAGTTACCATTCCTGTCCAATAATCAGAAACTGCACATTCAGTTTGAGCGAAGCCCAAGAGAATATTTCCTACCAGATTCTTTTCGTGTGGTGCAAGATTCTCATTCCAATCTTTAACATCCCCCTGCATTGGAATTTCGGTGTGAAGCCAGAAACTCTGAGCCTGTAAAAGCCATCCATCCGTAAAGTAAGCCGGATATTCAAAAGGCTTAAAAGCTACTCTGTTGTCAAATAATCCCATGTGTATTTTAGTGTTTTTTTATCTTTTGTTTTTTAAAAACTGCTTATTTTTAAAAGTTTCGGAGACAAGAAGGACCTCTTTGTAAGAGGTCCTTCATTAGTCTTTTATATGTTAGATAGTAGACATAAGCAATTCTATTAAATTATATATTGGAAAAAGTGGGCCTATATAGATTAAAACCAATAAAATCTAACTTATTTCCTTAATTTTTTTCCTAAGCTCATCTGCTTTAACTTCTAACTCAAAATACTTTTTCTTATAAGTTCTTCTCTGATTATAGAGATCTGTGAGAATATTCTTAAGTATAGAATCTTCCTTTTGATATACCGCACCAGTTACAGATACTATTCTATCATCACGTTTTTCTGAGTCTGCATTATTAGGATCTACCTTTTTAATAAAAGAATCAGGACTGACATTTAATTGTCTCATGATTGATGGATATAGAGAAGCAAAGTCAAAACACGCCACGCCTCTGTGCATCCCGACTTCTGGTTGTTTTACAAAAGCTCCTGCATATTGTCCGTTTACTTTATTTGGTGAGGCTTCCCAGTCTTTGGCCATTACCTGGCCTTTGTCTAAGAATTTTCTGCATAAGAGAGACTCAGTTACCGCAACTGGTGATGCTGCTTTATAAATAGAAATTCGACAAAGATTTGCAATAGTTAAAGCAATCTCCATCGTTTTAATTTTTCTGTGTATGAGAAATACCAGACATGTATCAACTACGTTATAATAAACATATTTCTGATAGTCTTGTTCATAGAGATCTTGTAGAGATCCATTGTATTTAATTTTCTTATATCCAGTAACAACTTCGGCAACTGAATCTAGGGTAAAATTTTCTTTGATATCTACGCTTCTATCCCATTTTCGGTAAAGTTCCAAATAGTCCATCACACCTACATGAAATGGGATTTGTTCTTTGCCCCAAACTGCACCAGTCGGAGAAGCGATCGAAACATCAATAGAAAGTTTCATTGCTCTATTTACGAGATATTTCCAGTCAAAATTGATGAAATTCCAACCCGTCATCATTGGAAATTTTTTCACAAAAGTGTGGAAAAACGTATAAAGCATATCATATTCAGATGAAAAAACTTTATAAACAAAGTTGAAAGAAAAATCTTCTTCTAAGAAATAGTCGTTAATAGATTCTTGTATTTCCGTTTGACTTTCTCTTTTTAAATCCTTTGTTGCTAAAACAATAGACTGTCCAGTTGGTGTAACGATTGCTATTGTAGTAACTGAATTTTCTGCCCTTTCTGGTTCTGGAAAAGAATCGGTAACTTCAACCTCAATATCTACAAAATAAATCTTTGGAAGACAATATTCAAAGATTTCGAATGATTCTTCTTCTGGTAAATTTTCTAAAAATTGAATTAGAGAATATTTATCATAAGCTTTACTAGGTGCTAGTCTTACTGGTCGGCCATCCCAGTTTTTAAATTCTTCGGACTTAGCTTTGTCTTTTGAATTACATACGGCCCAGTTAGAAACTGAAGGTAGCTTATATTTTTTAAAGGCAGTATTTCCTTCTTTATTATAGTAAGAGACGATAAGCTCTTTTCCTCTTTGTTCAATATCTAATAACATTAGTAGCCTCTTTTCTGCCTTTCTCTATTCTCTTTGTTCTTACTCATATACATATTGTACATTTCTTGAGAAGTCATTCCAATAGAAGCTGCATAATTCATAAAAAAGTGAAGCATATCCACAATTTCAAATTTACATTCTAGTTGATCATTTTCACTTAAATCGGAAAACTTCAAAGATTCGAATTTTTTATAGTCTTTTTTCCATCTTTTCCAAATTGCATTTCCGGAACCATCTCTAATTCCACCTAAAGCATCTGTAGCTTCGTGAATTTCATCGATCATAGCATGAGTATTCATGTGCCAGAAATTCATAATGTCACGAAGAGACATATTCTCAAAATCATATTCATAAATATTTTTTTGAGTTTCTGCCTGTAAATTTAAAATATCGCCAAGTGTATCGGTTGTAAACTGTGTTCTTCTTTCCCAAAAATCTTCGATATGAAGATCCGAGCATGTATTATCTTGATTTGCCATAAAATTTATATGACAACTCTTGCAATTGTTTAACTGATATGTAAAATAGGCAAAAAAAGCCCGGAATTAACCAGGCTTGATATTAATCTGGATATGGTTTCGAATATAGGATACTGGCCCTCTAGCTCTACCCAGGATAATCTCAGACTTCTCTTGAATAAACTCTTCAAATAACTTTAGATACTTCATTACCAAGCATAGTCTTTATCTCTAATCTTTCTAATTCTATCGACTATAGACTTTGCGTATTTCTTTGCTTCTTCTTTGTAGTAAGAGGAACCTTCGTCTGATTCAGTTGAATATCTACGATAGCTATCGAACTCATCTAAAAGATTTCTCATTATATTTGTGGCATCACTAACTTTGATTTCTCTGCCTTTTTTATCTAAACCTATCATAATTTCTCCGTATCTCGTTCTCTGTTCGCCCTTAATAGCGTCTTTAATATGATCGGTTACCATTTCAATTGCATCATATACTTCTTTGTCAAGAGGTAATTTTGAAGCATTATCAGCCAGGATTGCATTATATCTAGCCAAATTACTCTTTTTAAAGTCTTTGTCACTAATTAATGCAGCAGCACCTACGCGAGATTGTTGTCTTGTACTTCTCTTCTCTGTAGATCTAGGCATTGCTGAAGGTTCGATAACATAAACTACATCAGAAACGCTTGCCATTTTATCTAAAGTAGTTAATCTCGACTCATATTTTCCTCCGCCCTTTCCTACTGCTCCTAAATCTGAAGGTGTTGATGATCTATAAGAAGAACCAGACAATGGAACAATTGAATATTCTGCTTTACCTTGATTCCATTTGCTGGCATTTAATCCCATATAAACCTTATTTTTTACAACTGCTAGAGGTACTCCACCGGGTATCTTTCTGTCCCAGCTCCAACCTTCTGTATGAGCATAAGGATTTTCTTTTTCATTTTCTGAATAATAAATCAAAATTGCATCTGGATTCTTTGCAGTATATTTCTTAGCATCTGCAGGACTCAATTGAATTATTTGATCATCTTCAATATCAGAAGCGGCAATACCCATTTTAGATAGTCCCGAATAAAAGGCATTATTTAATTTACCCTTAGAAGAGTTAGATATTTTTTGTAGAATAGAAGATGCAAATGCTTCGTTGATTAGAGATTCTGAAAACTCTTCAAAAGATTCTGGTATTAGTTTCATTTTTGTTTTTATTTTTTTCTTGTTTGGAATTGGATAAGGGATATCACCGGAACCTACTTTTTGATTATCAAACTGGGTAGATGGCCCTGGGTTTCCGGGTAATTTAACATCTCCCATACCGGGGACATCTGGTAACGTGAGATTTTCGTTTTCTTTTTTATAGGGAAGACCTTTGTGCTTAGTAGATGCAAAATCCTTTAGCTGTTTAACTGTCATGTTTTTGGCTAAATCTTTTACTTCATCACTAGCATCCCCAGGGTCCATTTCTCCCGTTTTCAAGGCATAGGCCATTCCCATTAGTCTCTGTTGAGCTATAGAAGTTGAAACTTCATCAATATTAGCTTCTTCAATTCTTTCAACTGGGCAAAGTTTAATACCCTTTGATGAGAGTTTAACTCCATCTTCGTTAATGTCGAAAAGATGACTATATTTGTATTTCCAAATTCTAGAAGCGCCAGCTTCGTCTAAAATCTTTTGAAATTCTTCTTCTGTTACTACCCCGTCTTTAATTGCAGAAAGAACAGCATTTCTGATTTTAGCTCCGCTATAAACATGCTTAGACGGATAATTTTCAGTATACCGTCTTTTAACTTGTACTTTACCTTCATCTAAAAAGTCGTCGAAACTACTTATCATATCTATAGGATTTTTTTATATATCACCTACAAATTCGGAAAAGGTCTTTATATCATTTGAAATTTTCTTACTCAAAGATTTGATTTCATCAACTCTAAGATTAAAGTCTTTTAATACCTGTACAGTTAAGACATCATTTGCCATTTCGATATCTCTATACTTTCTAAATGAATTTAAAAGAATTTTAAATATAGTCTTGTTGGTATCTGATTTTTCCAAAAACTGTAGAGTTGTTGGATTTTTAATCATGTTTAAATTAACATCAAACTCTGGAGAATCTGCAAAGTCTTTTTTATCAAAAGTCATTCCAGCAACGCTATTCTCATTTTTATTCATGTACTTATTGTAGAGTTGCGAAATAAGATCAATATATTTTTCCTCGTCATTTGAGCCTGATATAAGTTGAGGAAGTCCTTCACTTTCGATAAAATCTAAAACATCTAGTATTAAAATTGAAACAGAGTCCACAGAACCTCGTCTTGCTTCTTGTGAAGTTTTTTCAATAAGAGGAATAGAAACATCTACAAATTTATATTTTTTAACAGATCCGGGTGAAACAATTTTGAAAATATAAGAATCAAAGGTGTCGCTTTGAGCTGGTGCTTCATATGATTCAAAAAGAGAAAGAAATTTACTTTTGACATTGTCCGAAGAATTAATCACCATTTCTACAAGAGTATTTCTTTGTTCACTAGAAAGCTCACCAGAAAAAATTGGAGTGTTGTATGAAACATCTAAAATGCTCGCCCATTTTTCTAGAACTTTATCATCATCAATTACTTTTACAGTTTTACCTGCGGAATTTTTTATCATTATTCTCGTTAAGACTAAAGAATTTTCAGGAATACTGATATATTCAATCTCTCCAGGTTTATTGTTTGGAAAATATTCAAAACCAAATCTATAGTTTTCTGGAAAGTCTGTAGAGTCAAATTTCAAAAAATGGGAAATAGCCTTTTCGTATAATTGAGTAAAAGTTCTATCTATTAGTCCTATCATGTTTTGATCATCTTTCTTATAAAAAGAAACTCGATTACCTGATCTTTGAATATAAAAATTACAAGCTGAAAACTTCTCAACTATCACTACATAATTCTTGAGAAGATTATCTAGTTTTTCCCTTCCTTCTTTTTTGTAAAAAGAATCTAATGTACTAATTCCTGCCATTTGTTTTATATATTTCCAACCAGTTCAGATAATCGATTAAAGCTCCGTCTGTGGGTTGAACATTAAAGTTGAGCTTCTGAAATATTTCCCACGATTCTTGGGCATACTTCCCTATTCCATGTAACTCAATAGGCTCTTTCCATTCTTTAGAAATAAATTCTAGAGAGAATCTCTTTAGTCTCTGTGTTCTAACTCTTTTGAACCCTAGAGGTTTGATCAGATCTTCAATTTCTTCATCTCCAGTTTTTAATAGATCTTGAGGAGACGGATATCTTAAGAAAAATTCTTCACGGATCTTGTCGACTTGCTTTCTGGTTGTCTGATTCAGAAATAGACAACATACCAGCATCTTCCAGGGATTCTCTCGATATAGTTCCTGTAATAGGTTTAGAGGGCTGACTGAAGGGATGGTCAGGGAACCAATTAAAATCATCGAATTCATTCTCGTGCATTTTATGACATTCTTTTTTATTATAATAAGTAATTATGTAAACGAAAAAAAGAGGCCATAGATGACCTCTTTTATATCCAGAATCAATTTTGATTATCCAAGATCGTCTACATCATCTAAATCTTCATCCTCTAATTCAGATTCTTCTCCCTTGGTGGTAGATTCATTCTTAGAAGAAACAAATTCATCAAAACTCATAACAGCTTTCTTTGGTTTACCCATTTCAACTTTATCGGCTTCGATTTCTTTTGCTGTATCTTTATCTTCTTCTTTATCAACCTCTATTCCAGCATCTGGTGCTGCAGGTTCTTCTTCAACTTCAACTTCTACTTCTTCAGCATCGGCGGGAACTTCATCTACTTTATCTTCAGAATCCTTAGGTTCACCCATATCATCGATTTCTGCTTCAATCTCTTTATCAGTTTCTTTATCTTCTTCTTTATCAACCTCTATTCCAGCATCTGGTGCTGCAGGTTCTTCTTCAACTTCTACTTCAACTTCTTCTGAGTCTTTAGGAACATCTTCTCCCTTGTCTTCAGAATCTTTAGGTTCACCCATATCATCGATTTCTGCTTCTATTTCTGCAGCTGTTTCTTCGTCTTTCTTTTTAGGAATCTTAACACCTTCTTCGTCTTCTTCTTCATTTTCCTCTTCTTTAACAGGCTCAGGTTTTTCAGTGTCTACTAATTCTTCACCCTTAGCAGTTTGACCTTCTCCCTTTTTATAAAGACTTCCGATTTCATTAAAAAATTCTTTCTTCTTTTCATCGTCTAGCTCTGCTGGACTACTAACTCCATATTTTTTCAAAAGAGACATGAAAACTTCACCGTATTCCTTTTGAAGATCTGCTTCGCGAATAGCTTCTTGTGTAGTCTGATAACCTTTGAAGTAATCAGAAAATTTCTGTATTGGTTGCATCCTTAAAAATAATTTTTTTTTATATATCTTTAGAATTTGAATTTTTTCACTTCATACGGAAACTTCTGGTCTTTGTAAATCTCTATTCGAGTTTCTGAATGTTTATATAAGTAATTGATCCAATATTTGCCGCCTTCGTTGTAACGAAAATCATCTACAAAATCGATGATATTCAACATTGATTTTGAGCTGTGCTTTCTTAAACCTCTACCGATAGACTGTCTAATAATTACTTCAGACTTAAAAGACTCGGTTAAGAAGATATTGTGAATATTCTGTACGGAGATACCAGTTGAAAAGGTTCCAAAGGAAGCAACTAGAATTACGTTATCTCCACCTTCCATTTTCTTCTTATAAACTTCTCTGATATCTTTATCAGTTCCACCGTCTACATAGTAGACTTCTTTATCTGGAAGCTGTCTTAGATCATTATATAAGGCTTCTCCCTGTTCTATTCGATAGAATAAAACCAGACTGTTGTTGGTCGAACTTCCAATTACTTTAGTAATAAATTCCCTTCTTTTTAAAGAACCTATTATAAAATTCTGTTCTAACGAAAAAAGCTTTTTCCTGTCTTCTGGAGTTTTTGACAAGAAATAGAAAGCTTCCTTCTGTTCGTTAGAAGCATAATCCATTTCAAAAATATGAACTTTACAGAGAGAAACGTGGCCTTCTTGCTGAAGATAATTAGCACTTACATTTGTAATAAGAGGTCCGGTGCATGACATTAAAGTTAATCTGTCTACAGTTCCTCTTTTAGGAATTGTTCCAGAAAGACCGAATCTATAGTCACAATGCCAGCACTGATCAAGAATAGATCTTATTGAATTTGATTTTGCTTTGTGAGTTTCATCAATCATAACTACATCAAAGCTCTCATAATAATCTGCAGGCTTTTTTACCAGTGATTGGTATGTCCCAACTACAATATTAGAACTTGCTTTAATTTTTGCACCTGCATAAATTTGCTGGATTTTGAGAGGGACCCTCTCTTTTAAATTATATTCATCAAAATCTTCAGTTGCCTGAAGAACCAAAGAAACGTTAGGAACAATAAAGAGTATTCTCTTTTTCTTTAAAACTTCTAACAAATATGCAATTACCATAAAAGATATAAGAGTCTTACCCGCTGATGTTGCGAGCTCTGCAAGACATCTTCTATATCTTAAAATTCTATAAGCTGCTTGAATTTGATAATCCCTAGGTTTGTATTTAGGATGTTTTTTGAAGAATTCTGTTGCCCATGCAATAAATTCTTCTTCTTTGATTTCAGAATCAAAAAGTGTAGTTGTACCTTTCATATTAACCACGAAACTATATTCTTGGCCAATGTTGATTACCTCTTTCCAGAGGCCTGAAGGAATTTTATTTCCTTTTATGAAACTGATATTTCCGTCCCATAATTTCTTTTTAACTAGAGGGTGAAATCTCCAGCCATCGATCTTTTTAGTCAGAGACAGCTTTAGCTGTTCGTACTCCATTTCAGTACAACTTTCAATGATTAAAAATCTCTTATCATCAGAAAGTCTTAAATCCATTTTTCTTTATTTTTTAAAACTCTTCTGCAACCCTTATTCTATTTCTAATAGCAAATCCCATATTATCTAGAGTTCTAATGCACTCTCTATAATAATCAATATGAGATTCCAGAAGATGTATTTGTCTTTGAATGAGGGTTAAATCGGCTCTAATCATCTTTTCCTTTTCGCCTCCGTTCAATTTTATGTCGTAATCTAGAGTGTATTCTCTAAATTTCTTTTTGTAGTAAGTATCAAAGCTAACATTCTTTTTGTATAAGCTTGTTTGAAAAGAAGAAATAGAATCGAGTAGCATTTGACGATAAGAAAGCATATATACTTGTGCTTCTGGAATGTCATTTACATTCTTCATCATCGCAATAAGTTCTCTGATCTTATTGCTCCATTTATCTCTGTCGCGGATTAGAGTTTCTTCTAATTCAAGAGTTTTTGCTTCTAGTTCTTCTCGATTCATTAGAATAAATTATCTTTGCTATCTTTACCCTTTCTTTTAGTCTTAACCTTGACTATAGTTTTTTTCTTTTGAACTGGTTCCGGAAAGATAAAGGGGTGTTCTTCTATATTAACTTCGGAAATCTCAATTTCAACAAAAAATTTCAGTTTTTTATCTCTATTATTTTTTTCATCGAAAAATTTATCGAGATCTTCCATCACCTTGTCATACATATATTAGATCTTTTGAGTTATCTGTAAAATAAAGATTAATTTCTCTCAAAACATCTCTTTTTTCTTTATACGCAACTTTAACTAAATCGTTCAAGTCTTTAATTTTATGTCTAGAGAGTCTATTTTCCTCAATAAACTTTCTCCACATAAAAACCTTTTTTCCAAGTTTTAATTTTTCAACCATTTTTCGCTTTCCTTCATAATCATTATCTAACATATATCTTACAGAATCAAGTTCATCAAAGTTAAATGTGCTTTTGCTTACTCCAGTTAAAGCCAAAGAATTTTTCATAAACATTGCATCTATGGGGCCTTCAAAGATGGTGAATATTCGGGAAAGATCTATTTGCAGAATACCAAACAACATTGATATTCTATTTATCGAATCTTTATCAGTATCATTTATTTCTACTTCAGGTTGATTCAATTTTTCTCTCATTCTAAAAAGATTATAACTCAAATATTTTGAAGCAGAATCTTCTAAATAACGAGTCTGATAACCTATGATCTTAGTTTTATCAGAATTAAAATTAAATACATATAGAGTTTTTCTCTTTGGATCATATCCAAAATTTTCAAGACGATGAGTTAACAGTCTACTTTGTAAATATGGATATGCTCGTCTTGTATTTGAATTTATCGGATAAACATTGAGAGCAGAAAATAATTCTGCTTTAGGGATTGCGAGCTCTTCTATCTTTTGAAAAAGATAAAAGTCTAGAGTTTTAGGTATATTGTAAGTAGCCCTTTCTCTTAAGAAATTTACTAAGCTTAGTCTTTTTTCCCCTTCAAAGCCATTATCAAAATCGCGTAAAAATGCATCTAGATCTCGATGTTTATTGCAATTAAAACAATGGAAAGAGAGGGACTCCCAGTATAGGTTGCCCCTCTTCTTTCTCATGTCTGAAGAAGAATCTCCGCAATATGGACAAGCAAAATTAAGCCTGCTGTGAGATTCTCTTGCTCTTCTTTTTTCTAAATTGCCGTGACATCTGTCTAAGACCTGCTCAATCTTCAGAGTTATCTCTTCCCGACTTATTTTGTCTGTAGACAATTTTGTTAGCATTTTTAGATGTCAAGACCCTTCAAGAATTCATCTAGATCATCCGAATCTTCTTCAGATGCCGATGAAGTTGAAGTTGGTGCAGGTGCCGAAGCTTTAGGTTCATCAAAACCAAAACTATCGAATGATGCGGATTCAGAAGTTTGACTCTTCTTGGAAGAGACTGTGGATATTGCTGAACCTGGAGATCTATATTGATTCAAAATGTCTTCAATTTTAGATCGAGTTGCATCATCCCAAGATTTGTAGTCAAAAGAATCTAATGAAGGTGAAGAATTTAGATATTCTAAAATTTGCTTTCTACCTTCTGCATCTTTTCCAACTGCCTTTCCGTTTACTAAAATCGGAGTTCTTTTTCCTTGAAATTTTGATGAGTCGTAGTTGTTATAACCAGCTTGTTTGGTGATAATCATTTCAAAGTTTTTACCTTCAAATAAATCAAAAACCTGTGTAGGTTCATCAAACTCTGGATTCAACTCGGCATCAATTTTTTCTTTAATTTTGTAACCGTACTTGAAAATTTTAATAGAACCCTCTTGATCAGGATTATTTGGGTCTTTGATAATCTGAATCAAAGAATAGAAAATTTCTCTTCTTTTCAATTTTTCAGACATCTTTTTGTCTACTGCCGATTCAGAATTTCTCAGTTTAAAGAAAAGATCCTGTACAGGACATTTTTCTCCTACCGTAGAAGGTGAATCATAGTAACCTCCGTTACCTGCACCATCTTCCAGCCAATAAACAAATTTTCTAATAATTGATTTTTGGGGATTCTTTGGATTAGGTACGAATCTAACTAATGCTTTGTAGACTCCGTCTTTACCTTGATCTGCTGTGGGTTTGAAGAGATCACTTCCACCGGAAGCTTCTCTTGTGTAGGTGTCAATGTCATTGACCCCTAGATTGAAAATGTCGAATTCATTTGCCATTTTAATTTGCCTTTTTGTTGTTTAATTAATAAAGATTTGCCGTAAGAAGTTTAAAAAAGCTCCTAAAAATTTTTAGACTTGCCGCGAATTGCCATAAAAAACTAAAAGTTGCCCTTAAAAAAACCTTACATAATATATATCCGGAAACGATGAAAAGTTTTATTTTTTCTGAGAATAAATTTTTTTACGAGATGTGTAAACTTTCTCAGATCGCATACTATAAAATTTATCTGAAGTTTTGGGAAAGAAAAGACTCTAAGAGCTACAGAGCTCTACTGAACAGATCTAGAGATAAAATAAGAGTCTATCAGATCGTCTATAGGTTTCGGAATCTCTCCGACGAATTTCTGTTCAACACACCATTTCCAAAAAGAAGACTTTTCTAGATTCGGATCCTTCGTTGTATTCTGACAAAAGTATTCGTACATCATTGATTTATTTGCATTTCCCTTTCCAGCTAATCCTTTAATTTGACTAGGAGTTTTAACAATGATTTCTGAATCAGTATCAGTGTACAGTACGTATCTCATTACAGAATTGAAAGAGATAAGATCAATGAAGCTGTTTCCTTTTGAACCATAGCTATAACCTTCGATTCCTATTTTATTTTTTTCTGACCCAATAGTCTCAGCTATCAGCTTCCCTAAAGTGTGACTGTCTTCGATTTTTTGTCTTTGATCAACAGAATAATTTTCATTCTTTTTTCTTCTGCTGAAATGTACGATATCTACATCTTTGATAAAAAGAAGCTTTCTGTGATATGAATAATCGGAGGGATCTTTCTTTTCGAACTTTTTCCCCTCTTCGTTGTAAAATCCTACAAAGTGATATGCATCTTTTTCTAAAATGCAGATTGCTGGACTGTTAATTGAAAAATCTATACCTACGTATCTCATATAATTCTCTTGCCCAAAGAAGCTCCAAGAGCCGCTCCTACAAGTCTACTGGTTAACATGTCGTAAAAAACACCTTTTTCAACTCCTAAAACTTTAGCGATCATTTTTCCAACGGTGCTACCTAGAGCAAATCCAGTTAAACCCCCAAGAATAGAACCAATAATTCCTTCGTTAGTCATTTCTTCTGAAAGCTCTTCTAAAGTATATCCTTCTTCATATTTCTCCATAAATTTCTCGAGAGCTTCGTTAATCTTTGCTTCTTGTTCTGGGGTAAGTTCTTCGTGTATCGAAGATTCGAAAAGTTTAAATTCTTTTTCGTTAGATTCGTTGATGTATTCGCTAAATGTTCTCATAAGAGATTGATTTGTTTTATATATTACTGAAGTTCAAGCTTAATGTCTAGCTTATTATAGATGAATGTGCAATCAAATGTTACAAACTCTGCAGTGTTTGAAGAAAAATTGAGTTCTAAGTCTGCAATGCTCGAAAACAAAACTCTTTCTAATCCTGCAGTAACCATGATATTTCCTTCGGAGTCTAAAAACTGAACTCTAGTCCCTTCTGGGACATAAGGAGTTTTTCCACCTAAATTATAGTAATAAGTAAAGATATCCGTCATCATCCAGTAATTAAAAAAACCATCAAACAATTGAAATGTTACCGTTATTTCTTTTCCATATAGTTCAGCAGTGGGTAAACTACCTCTGTACTGTCTTTTAACTCCAGGATTATCAATCTGTTCTACTGAATCGTAAGAAGATCCTACGAAACTTAGACTTTGTATCGAATAATTAATAAAATCAATTGGTTCATAGACAATATTTCCAGGTATTTTTTGCAAATATGGTTTGTATTTGTCTACTATAATCCGAGGAACAAAAGTTCTTGGAAAATTAAATCTAAACTGATTACTTCTAGCCGACTGTATCATTTCTATTAATTTATTGATGCATTAGTAGAAGCATTAGCTCCCTTATTATTTGGTGAAGCTAAGAGTTTCGCTAGCTCAGATTCTCTCTGATTTAAAGTAGCTTGTAACCCAGAATTTTTTTCTCTTACAGTCAGAGTTTCTGATTGTATCGAGGAATTTTCATTCTTAAGCTGTTCAATATTTGCATTCAAGGCATTCAACTTCACCGTTAATTCGTTTATTTGAGTAGTGAGTTTTGTATTTTTAGCGATGTATGCATTTTCTGCTTTCTTTTCATAAAGAATCCAAGAGTTTTCATAGATGGGAGATTCATCTAATACTCCATCTATTCTCTGTTCTAAAATCGTTAAGACGTAATTTCTAGTATTAAATTTTCTAATTCTACGAGCATCTGTCTGTTCAATTAAAAAACTTACAACTCCTTCGTTTAAACCTTCTCTACTCTTCGAAATTAATGACTCGACCTTTACTGAATTCTGCCCATCTTCAAAAACGAGATATGCTTGCTTAATATTTTCTAAATCAATAGAAGACAAAGTCCCACCGTCACTTTTTTGTATAGTGAAAGTGAAGAAGTTAGAAAATGGAGAAATAGCTAAAATCATACGTTAATTTTTATCTTACTTTGACCGGAATCTGTTAGAATTTCATCTATATTGTCCAATGCCTCTTTTAGTGAACATTTAATTTGCTTGCTGCCACCAATATCTTCAATATTTGCAGTCAGATATTCAATTCCCGAAAAGTTGAGAAAATCAGTTTTGTACTTCTTCATTATTGTAACTTTCAAAGCCGAATCTGTAAATTCTATCGAATAGTATTTCATTAGCTTTGAAGTTTGTTTTGAAGTAGAAAGATATTTGTTATACTGACTAGATGTGATTTTGATACTCGTATTTAAACTTGGTTTCGGAATTAAAATACCATTATGGATTAAAGCAAACAAAGTATTCATACTCGACGTGAATTTAAGTTTTTCAAGCTTTCTAGATGTAGTTCCATTGTCACCAAAAAAGGTATGATCAATTACTACTACCTTTTCTTCATCGTTAGTAGCTCCTTGTACAGTAGCAGTTACTGCATTAGGATCTGGAGTTCCACCTGGAGTTCCTGTATTTGAACCTGCATTTGATCCAGTAGTTACTACAATTTTGCGAGATTTTTCAATTTCCGCCTGAACTCTAGCGATTGAATCAGTTAAAATCTTAGTTTTATTCTTTTCTTCTTCTAGAATCGAAGCAGAATTGTTTAATATGTTCTGCTGTTTTTCAGAAGATTCATATGCAGATTTATAAGTCTCGTTCAAGTTATTATATTCTGCATTTTTTGTAGCTATTAAATCTTCGAATGTAGTTCTTTCTCCTTCACCTGATTTTTGCCAGATACCTGAATATACTACAGTTTCTTCAGTAACTGAATTTAATTGAGTGATCTTTGTAGTAACAAAAAAATATCTAGTCTGCATTCCATATATTTTTCTCGAATCATCAGACGATATTTTAAAAACTACTTGACCTAATCCCTTATTGATATTCTCAATATTATTCAGATTTTTTATCTTTACTTCGATATTATTATCGACAAAGCAGAGATAAGCATCTCCCATTCCTGAAAAATCAACTTCAAATTTTTGACCGTTCAAATCAGTTTGATCGAAATCAAACATAACATAACTATCAAACCGAGGTACTGTTAGAGTTCCATCTCCATCCGAATAAGAAATATCATTTATCGCAAGATTTCTTGCGGTGTAAATGTAATTAATCGGAGTTTTAATTTGCGGTATGTTAGTATCAATTGCCATTACGAACTTCTACTTTAACTGGAGATATTTTTGCAGTAACTGCAACCCTGTCTCTAAATACTGTTACTGGAACTATTTGAGTTTGAACAGGTGTATTTGCAACTGGGCTTGTACCCTGTGTAATACTTCTCTGTACGTTTATTACATCATTTATGATGATATTTTCTCCATTATCTCTAGGGAGTTCATTATAAACTTTTACCACCGTAGGAACTGTACCCAAATTAATTCTTCTAAGTCTTCTTCCATAAGTTCCGACATCTGTAGAAATTATTCTCGATTTTCTAATAATTTGAGTTCCATTCGCTCTATTATAAATCCTCATCGTATAATCAAGAGCAAAAGATACAGCAACAGCAGAGTTCAATATGATAGGTCTAAATCTGATAGGAACATCAAAATTATCTAATTGAGTAAAAGTCTGTTCTGCAGTTTCTACAAAAGAAGTACCTATTTGTTCTTGAGTAACTACACTATGAAATACTATCCAGCTAGAATTAGGTTGAGAGTTTAGGCTTGCCATAAAATCTTCATAGATAACTCCGTTGTACTCTCCGTACATTTCGAAAAAATCACCTAATGTTGATTCTTCTATAGTTGCAGCTAATAAATTAAATTCATCGGTAGTAGAAATTGTACTTCTGCTAAGAACTTGAGTTTCGTATGCTGGAAATCCGTCTTTGGTGTACGTTGAAGAAATTCCATTAATTGTTGCATCAATGGTAGTAGTCTTTATAAACCCCTTCGCTTCTGTAAATTTATACCCTAGAGTGTTTGTACTGCTTGGATTTGAATAAAAATTCTCCAGCATATAATAAGCCGAAGGAATTTTAAACTCCAAATAAGAAGCATACACCCTTTCTCCTAACAGAAAAGGATTAGGATTAAATGTAGCAGTATCAGTTTTCAGAAAATTGATATTAGCTAAGTTTAAATCCAAACCATCTCTTCTCTGTACTGTGAGAGCTATAACAAAACCATCAAATCCTCTAAAATCCAAACCTGACGCGAAATGAAGTCTAATTGTGTCATATTCAACATCGATATTAGGAGAAAACGTTTGAAGAAGATTAGCGCTTGGCGTTAAATTTGAATCAACGTCATTGTATGATATGCTTCGGTTTGTAATAAGAGAAGCAAATCTCGTTTTTGTTGAATTAATTGCAGCAGAGCTATTTCCTCTTACGTTTCCAGTTTGACTTTGATATGCAGGAGGATTAAAAAGATATGTACCACCTGTATAACTATCCCGCATCAACTCAATAGGTAGATCCAGAGTGTTAAAAGTCTCTGGAGACGAATGATTCGTGTAGATGTACTCTAAAAGTACTCCGTCATACAGTTGAACATATTTTGATAAATCGAAAGCCATCCGCTTTTTATTTTTTTATTTCATTGAAAAGATAATCAGCTGTAATTACATCTTCACCGTAGGTTTCTCTTAAATTAGAAATAAGGTCTTGCTCCTTTTTTCTGATTTCATTTATTTCACCTTCTATGTTAGTTACATTTTCACTAAGCATCTTCATCTGATTTTGTGCTGCTTCGAGTTTGTTGAAAGCTAATCCATATTCATAGACAATGCTCATTACTTGTTCTCTTTCTTGTTGTGTCATATTTTATTCCAAATTGAAATGATTTCATGATAAGATTTAACTCCTACTTTCTGCTTGATAAGATTAAGCTCTTCGGCATCTTCAGTGTATTCAACACAAAATCTTTCGATGCTAATCGTATCGTCATTTTCAATAACCATCTTTTTACAGGCTATCGTTTTGTCTTCTAGTTCTTTTAGTTCAATATTTGTCATTTTATACGATATATGTTACTGTTACTTTAATAGTTGATCCATTAGCTAGATAACCTCCCGCATTTGCGCCAGTTCCTGTGTTGTCTCCTTGAATTAATATGTAAGAAGTGTTAGCAACTACATAACCCATCAATCCGTCAATACCCGAATAATTCATTGCATCGTAGTGGAGCGAAACCGCACTTTCAGCTGCAAGTGAGTTTGAACACGTAAAAGGTAACCCAGTAATTCTTAAGAATCCGCTACCCGTACTAGCAGAAACCGCCAAGTATCCAGTAACCGTCACCATTCTACCTATCTTAGTATAAGTACCACTGGCAGCACTCAATGTAACCGATCCAGACCCAGTTGAAATTGCAGGAGTCCATGTTCCTTCTTCGTAGTCATCTAGAGTGTTAGCGTCTGCAGAAGTTACTTGAGTAGCTGGGAATTTTAAACCCACCGAAAGACTACCATCATTTTTAATTCCGAATCTTTCAACTGCCGGTGATGCAGTGTTATAAACTTGTATACTGTGTGTGTTCGTTCCATATGTCGAACCTCCACTTGCCATCGGATACACTGCTAAAGAAGCAGTAATTCCTGTTGTGGTATCTCCACCTATTTTGACACCGTATGAGTCTTGAATATACCCGGTAGAATGCCAGGGGTTTAGATAGATATTACCTTTCTCACCTGTAGTAAAACCCGCACTATATCCGTCACCGCCTTCAATAATAATTCCTCCACCGTCGTAAGAGCTAAGACCACCGTCATTATAAGAATCAGAACCTTTCAGAGTGAATAGAGCTCCATCCTGCTCGGTAGAGTCTCCGCTTTGCATAAAGATCTTAGCGTCTCTTTGAGAGCCTGCAGACTTAGAACTGTCAAATAGAAATTTAAGATGACCGTTCTTGTTTAGTTCAAGTCTCTGTTCAAATGCGGCAACCGTATTTCTAGAAACAGAGAATCTTATTCTTGAATTTATTTGTCCAGAGAAAGAAGCTCCAGAATCGGCTTCGAAAGATATTCCTGCCAAATTATCCAGAACTCCACCAGTAGACGTATTAATTTGACCTACAATTCTACCATATCTAGCACCTTCTGGTATTGAAGCATTTCCTGTATAGTTGATAGACTTTAATACAAAATCATAACCACTCTGAGCTACTGCAGTATTTACTGAATTGCTCGTTTCTCTTACAAGAAATAATTGTCCGGTAGTAAAGCTACCACCAAGAGTATCAGCTCCTAAAATAATCTTTCCGCCCGTTTCAAGATCACCATCACCTAAAACTATAGTAGGTGCAGTAAGTTTAAGAGCTACTGTAGCATCTAAAGTTATGTCATCACTAGAAACAATATCCATAGCATCAGTAGAAACTAAGAATAGAGCTCCACTTGAATCTACGGTAATCGAATCTCCAGTTGTATTTGTAATTAAGATAGAACCATCACCTGATGCAGGTTGTACTCCAGGGTTACTTGTTCCTAATGAAATATATGCATGTCCATAAGTAGATCCAGAACCTTTCTGTAATCTTACAGCAGATCCAGTATATCCCGAGGCAATTGATTCTAAAGCAGTAATCGTAATAATTCCATTTCCGGTATCAGCACCAAATATCGAACTACTGTAAGGTGTAGTGGGAGTTTGCGTGGAAATATTAATATTTCTACCCGATAGAAGCTGAAGATCACTGTCATACGAAGCAATCTTTAGCCCCACGCTTTGAGCATATAAATCTGCACTATTGATAATTCTATTTGATTCAATAAAAACTGAATCATAGTCGTCAACACTGATACTACCCATCTCTGTAATAACATCAGTATTGTATGTGTTTATTCCATCTCCTAATACTCTGGAAAGAATTATATTTTTTCCAGAAGTAGCAACCGGCATGTGAACGAAAAGAACTCCAGAAGCAGGATTGATTTGATTAGAATATACATCAGTTACTTCTCCCCACCCGCTAGAAATACCTTCATTGGCATTTGTACCGATTGGAAAACCGCCTACTAGTAAACTTTGAGAAGCATAAAGACCTGTATTTGTATATAGATCGGAATTCGCATTAATAAATCTATATCTATAGAAAAGGTTGGCAGGGTTTACATCTGGATTTGTTCCATCTATTTCAAAAAGAATATTTCCCGGGCCTTGCGGTCCTACTGGACCCTGAGGACCTTGAATATTTCCTTCTAATGACCAGGTTACTCCATCATATAGATAAACATCACCATTATCTACATCCAGATAATAATCACCTTCTTCCGTTCCGATTATTGAAGATGGAGCACCGCTACCATCAAACCATAGACTTCCTCTGACTCCCGCGGGTCCTATCGGACCCAAAGGCCCCTGCGGCCCTGGAGGACCTCCACCATTTATTAAAAACTGATCAAAATTAAAATTAATCTTATCAGAAGCTTGTGAAATGGTGTCAGAAGCCAGTATTTCTTTAATTACTATAGCCATTTATCATTTTTTTGTTATAGTCAAACTTGCACCTGCGGAGATTGAGAAGCCTGATTTTTTAATATATATCAAATCCAGATTAAACTGGTTCGGATCTTTAAAATTCACAGTGAAATTCTTCACAACTCTTAAGCCTTCTGCCATTTTTTCAGAGTTTGAAATTTGAAAAGGCTGGTAGTTATCAGGTTCTACTGATCTAGATTCTTTTAAGTAGAAGTTAATATTTTCTATTTTGTAGAGAGGAAGTATATTCTTTCTGATATAAGATTTTGCAAATTCTTCTACACTAGAATTAGAAAAGAGTGTAAAATTAGGATTCACATATTTTCTAAAAAGATCAGAAGTCTTTGAATAGAAATATCTAACAAGTGCTCCTTGAACATCCAAATAAATAGAAACCTGAGAACCAGTTACGGTAACTCTATATTCACTTTCTAGAAATTCTTCCAGTAAAAAGTTCTGTGGAACTTTTACATATTTAGATCCAGCAAAAGATTTCTTTTCAAGTGATGAAAAAGTTCCAGGCGAAAGAACAGAAGAAGCCTTAGTAAGATTTGTAGTAAAATATCCAGGATCCCATGATGAAGAAAAGATATAAAAACTATCTCTTTTGTTTATAGCTATCTCATCAATAAGAGGATATAAGCTTTGAAAAGAAGAACTTCCTGATAATTCCAAGATTCCGCCCGCATTAATAGAATTAACTTTGTGATAGAAATAATTTCTAATTTTTCCAAAATACACAAACGCAGGATCCAGCTGAGTATTCTTGTATCTCATCAAATTAAATACCTTTTCTTTATAAATCAGATCCGACCCTCCCTGAGTTGCCGTATTATCAGTTTCTTCAGCTAGATACGGATCTAAAAATTTGAAAACATCAACGAACTTAGGATTAAATCTTCCGCTATGTCTAAAGAAAGGAATTACTCGTGAATTTGAAGATAAGTTTAATTCATACCCTATCGTATTCTGTAAATTAAAGCTGGTTGGCTTATTGGGATCTCTTATTGGATCTAAATACACAGATTTCATAAAGAAATCTTGAGATCTCAATTCAAGAACAAATTGGTTGTAAGATAAAGTCCCATCAGTTTCTACTGTTTCATAGATAATTCCCGGATCTCCGTTATTTACAGCCGAGCTGATTGCTGCATACGAAACTGAATTCATAATAGGTACAAAAAGATTAAATCCACCAAACACGACATAATAGGTAGCTCCCGTGAAGCTTAAAATATCAGAAGGAACATACGGCAGATTAAAGGGAAGCCCGTTTTTGGTTATTGTAGTAGCATGAAAAGTCGAGTCGTTAATAACTGCTAAAATACCAGAAATTAAATAAACCCCCGCATCAGGCCCAGAATCGATAGTAAATTCAACGTCGTTGTATTTTCCATCCGGGCCAAGTTGAATATCCTGAGAAAATTTAGGAGCAACTCCCCCAGAACTCAGAGTACCTCTCATTACATAGTATCCTCCTGCATTATCAAATTTTGAAGTTGCGAAATTTATAGCACCATTCAGTACTGAATCTTCGTATAAGTATTCACCTGCTGACGTTTGAGGGAAAAAGTCTCCATCGAGATTAGGCGAAATTTTATCTTTAAGACAATATAGAAGAGTCCTATCAATAACTTCTGTATCTCTACCTGGTAAAATTTCTTGATAATCTATCGTCAAGAAAATCACAAGAGTAATCGTTTTCCATTTCTTATTTTCAATTACCTTTATCTGCGTAGAAGGTTTGTCTGATCTGTTTGGAATTAATATGGCCGCAAACTTGTAATCATTAAAATAATCAGGAGTTGTGAACTTAATATTATTGAGATTAAAATCTATTACTGTCGTGCTTTCTGATCTCTTTTTTCCGATTACTTTAACGCCTCTAAAAAATGCTTCTGCAAAGTTAGCAGAATTTCCATTACTAAATCTTGAATATCTTATCTCCTTGTCGAAGTAAGCATCATATAAATCGTTATGCAGATTATCAACAACAAAGTAATTAACGAAATTGTCAGTAGTTACATCTTGAAAAAAACCAAGAGTTGAATCTTGATTGTCATCAACAGTTTCATTAAAATAGCTCCATGATTCTAAAAGACTTACTTCATCAAAATAATAAGGCACCTTTGAAAGATAGTACCATTCATGAGTGAATGCCTGTGGATTTTGCGTAAAATCTTTATCCGACGGAGAAAAGTTGTAGATACCAAAGGCTGGACTATAATCTAGTCTGTAAGCTTTATTTCTAACATCCTTTCCATAGTCGTCGTAGACCCATTTACAAATATAAGGAACCGTTCTAGAAGGTAAAGCCAAATTTTTGTTATAATTTTCAAATAGTCTATCATATTCAGAAAGAATTTCTTGTGACTGTTGAATATTAAGTTGGCTTTCATTTCTGAGAATCGGTTGAAGTTCAGAAAAACCACCATTTGCATAGAAATCAATAATCTGAGGGTAAGAAGATTCTTCTACCGGAACTAAAACGCCGTTTTCTAGAACATACTCATTGTAAAAATCATGCTCTTCTATCAATTCACCCATTAAGCTATACTGTTGACTATAAAAATCAAAGTCAAAATCTCGCAACGGATAAATAGAAAGTCTTCCAAATTCGGCTTTAAATATCGAATAGCTAGAAACTGTTCCAGTTGACGTGATTTCAACACCGGTTTTGTCAAAAATAATAGTTGAATAAGAATCTACTCCAGTAAATCCAATAATATTTTCGGAAGAATCTAAAACCGGCTCTTCTAAATATAAACCGTCAGATACATATTGAGTTATTTGTTCCCCTGCTTTATACAGATTACCAGCAAATCTGTCCTTTGAGAATCTTTCTACCTTAATTCTGGAATTAGAAGAATCTGATCCACCAATAAAGGAAGTTACTTGATCAGTTATATGAGAAGGATAAGTTGTAATAGTAGAATCAACTTCAGTAATTTTAAATCCTAATCTATTAAATCTGGATCCTGTATATCTAGAATAAACAATTATCTTGTTACCTACAATACATGCAGAAAAAAATCTGGTTCCTGGAGAATAATAGTTAATAGATCCTAATATTGAATTTGCAATATCTACAGAAGAACCATTTCCGTTGAAGTAATATTGATTTGAAATTCCAGGTGTAGTCGCTACAGCAGAATTACAAGAAATTATATGAGTTCTTGTATTCCCATCATAAAATTCAATATTAAGTCCGTTTCTTACAGATCCACTGTTTATTTCAATATAGAATCCGGCTGCTCCCTTACTGGAAAGCCTTTCTGCTTCGATAGAAGAAATTGGCGGAGAGTCCAAACCTGTAAAAGCACCTAAATCAGCTTTCTGATCAGAAAGTCTTAGAGAATTCGCAGGAAATTTTGATCCTTTTTTAAGAGTATGAAAACTGTCATATTTGTCTTTTACATACAGAAAAGAATTTACTTCTGAAACTCTTTGGGGATCCGGAAATCCAGTATCGGTTTCTATAGTAGAAGGATCTGCATAAATTACAACTCCATTTGGATTAGTTACTACAAACTTTTCTGTTGTTATATTAGATATTTCATCAGCAGAAGAAATTCTAGGAGTTTGTTTTTCTGCTAATCTATTTAGATAAAAGGCATTTGAATCTAAATAGAAAGAACCTTCTTTTTGACCACTAACATAAATTCCGAAATATCTATTGATAGAATATTCATCTGCATATTCATCATTGAATAAAAACTGAAGATTGATAAGATTTGCACATATTACTCCATTTCTTTCAAACCCAGAGGAAATTAAATATTCAGTTTCAATAATTGTCTTTTCCTCTGTTATAAAAGAGCTGTACAAAAGATCTCCCTTCTCTACAAAACCGCCTTTATCATAAGAAATTCCTCTGAATAAAACAGGTTCGTCTGGAAGATTAGTCACAAAAAGAGAAGACTGAGGAAAGAGAGGATTACTTCTATAGTTTCTAAGATACTTTCCAATGCTCGAATTTGCAGTTAAATCAAAAGTTTTAATTATAGTAGAATTTTCGAGAATATTCTGAGAAAATTCAGAAGATCCCGTTGCAGAATCTACATCAAAATTAGGATCTGCTTGATTAACTAAATTTACATTAGCAGGTCCATTAGTTCTGAAAATAACAAAATAGTCAGGAATTTGTTCTTCTAACCAAATTGGTGCTAAAATACCTAAATCTTCGGCATAAGATTCTGAAGATATAGATTCAGCCCCACCTGTATAAAAACTCTCATATTGATCATCATATTCAGGAAGAACTGAAATATCATTGTTCTGTTGAAACAATGAATATGCCAAGGATTGTGGTAAATTTCTTTGATTATAGAAATTGAAAACGTCTCTTTCATAAGACGAGTTCGGATCTATATTATAAGCCTTGTAAATATTATTCGACAAGTCTGAATTTGCATTAAACGAATCTAAGTACAAATTCCCGGAACTATCAACCACTAACTTCACATTTGTGGTTAGTTTTGGATTAGTTCTAACGAGTTGAAACGATGCTTTATCTAATATAGGATCAGCCATTCAGTGGGATCTTTTTTTATATATCCCACACGAATTAACCAGTCGAAATAGTATTTGTGCTAGCCGCCCCTATAGTTTGTGGTACTGCAGGAGATAGATTTTTTATCACTCCCTGTAAGTCACTTACTGCAGTAGAAACACTAACCGAAGGTACGGAATTTAGATTCAATGAATCTGATTTGTATTTTGCAGAAACTTCTAAGTCATAAGAATAAACTGTTCCGTCTTTTATCAAAATATCAAAACCTATTCTCTTAGTATATGTAAGATTTGTAGTTCTTCCTGTAGAATCACCCCCAATGTTTCCTAAACCACTTGTTCCAGAGCCGTAAAAATCTGTCATTCGATATTGGAAAACTACAGGAACCTTGATCGAATTGTTAGTTCCGTTTAAAATCTTTTTAGTTGAAGTTGAAGCTTTACCATCTACACAAATACTGCTATGAATATCAGTAGAAATGAAAAGATAAGAACCGCAGCTCTTTTTGCCTAACAAATACTGATCGTCACTTTCAAAAGACATTTTGGCACCTCTTTTAAAGTCAACTCCCCCTAAACCATCACCGGTATTAGTAGAAGCATTTGTAATATGTAAACTTGTATCAGTAAGAGTAAGACTACCTGCTATTGTATAAGTTTGAGAAGTTCCCATATTAGCAACTTCTTCAAAAATATACATATTTTGAGATTTTGTATATGCACTTCCTGCGCTTAAGGGAGCATATTTTGAATTTCTAATTACTGGAAATATAGTTCTTCTACCCAGATATGTTCCACTATCTACTTGTTCATTCGCAACATAAAGATCGTAGCCTGCGGTGAAAAGATCAGATTCTGAAGGAATCGTAACTCCAACTCCACTACCGGTTCCAGTGTCTTGTGTTATGCTCTCATAAAAGCTTTTAAATGTATTCAGTCTGGCTAAAGAAGGGTGTGAAGTATGAATTTCTATCGTATCGTCATCGTTATTATAAAAAGTAGTTGAAGTGGTAGGAAGAAAATTACCGGTAGCTACATCATATGCAAAAGAACCTCCGAAGATAAAGCTAGCTCCCAACGAAGTTTCATATGAAAATCTTCCGTAGAAATTTTCTGCATCATCTAAATTGTAAATTGGAGTAGTAGTTCCTGGTTCTACGCTTTGATAGAATTTTTCTTCACCTGCAACATCATAATATCTAGAGTAAATGAACTGAGATTTTACCTGAGAAGACTGATATGGAGCTAAAGATTCTATCTGAGTATATGGATCTGATGAAGTTACATCAGGACTTGTTAACAATAGAGGAACCAAGTCATATTTGTACAGAGTATTATATGTAGAATCTGAACTTACATAAGTATTAAAGTTGTCCAAATATTCATAAATTGCAGGAAGAATCGTACTAGAAGATGAAGAAGCAGAAGGATCTTCCGATTCTCTAACTTTTCTATCAGAGCTACCAAAAATCTTAGAAATGAGTTCTAGAGGATTCTGATTAGTATTCTTGATATTAATGAAGTAAGTTTTAGTAACTATAGCACCTTTTTTGATACTTAGTCCGTTTACTGCATCTGCATAATATCCGGCAAAGAACGTATTTAGTTGATCTTTAACCAATGCGGTTTCAACCCCCTGATCATCGATAATAGAAACTGCAAGTTCTCCACCGATTCCAGCTATTACTTGTTGAAGACTAGTAATTTCATTTTGTAACTGATTCAGCTTCGTGAAAAGATCTATTGGAGTTTGATTACCAGATACAAATCCCGAAGAAATAACAGTAGCATCGTGTGCAAAATACTTCTCGTTAGCTGTAAAAGAACTTGATAAATGTTGATCAATTCCTTTTGAATTAATAGCTTCTTGCAGTTTTACAGCAGCTAGAGACTCTTGGTTCTGTTTAATAATGTCATTCAGAGTATTGTCAGTATTAATTTCAGTTGGGAATGAAATAATAACTGATTCAGAATAATCAGAAAAAGCTGGATTCGAAGGCCAACCTGCTTCCGAAACGCTTCTTACTCTAATTTCAACCTGCTCCCCCTTAGTAATAGGAATATCAACCTGATTAATATTAATAGTATCTGAATCTTGTGTAAGAATAGTTGCCCATTGATATTTCTGAGAACTCGCATTATAAACTCTAGGCCTTACTGGACCATAAACTTCCACCCAGTTTGAAAAAGCGCCGCTTGCTTCTGAATTTCCATCTTGAAAATTAAACGTATCTACCGGATTAGCAGAACCATCCGTATTCAGATATCTATATTCAATAAGAAATTGTACAATCTGCTGAGCCCCAGTTTCATTAGAAACTTTAGGCGAAGGTAGAGGAAAGAATCCTCTAACACGATATTTTGGATCTGCTGCGGTTAAACCTGCATCTGTAGCTTTAGCATCTATACTCTTAACAATAGATGAATATAAATCCGCCTTTGTTGATCTTTGAGTTACAAGACCGTCTAGCTGATTTTTATCAGCATCTCTTTCAACAGAATTCTTATAATTTTTATTTGCTATTTCACTTCTTTTTGCCGCAATTGCGTTGTCAAGTTCTTTAATCTCAGATGATAAAGTATTCTTCTGCTTATTTAAGTCTTCAATCTCTGCAACTTCTCTCTTGTTAGTGATTTGTTGATTAATTTGAACTACTTTAAAATCTGAAGAATTCAGAGCAGGAGAATCAGGAGTAATAGCTTGAGATGATGTAGGAATTTTATCAACTGCTAGACCTAAAATATAGGCACCAAAATCTGTAACAAATTCTCTGTAATAATTATAAAGAGGCTTTACTTCCCCACTCGAAAGAGTAATAGTCAAATCGTTTGTAAAGAAAGCCGAACCCGGAGACCAGTTAATCGCCGGTATTCTTGAATTAGGATCTACAGGTTTAATGAATACGGCTAAGTATTCTCCGTATCCTACATTCAAGTCTAAAGAAACCGTACTTTCTGGACTCTTATAAATTTTAAAAATCTCAGAACCAATATTAATAGGAGAATTACCTTCTAGCAACTTTAATGTCACGGAATTCGTCCCTGAATCCACACTTACCACTTCATATCTTGTGCTAATAGGATCTTGATTAATCACCAAGCTATCACCAATCTTAATACTTTGAGTGTCTGTAAAAGGGGAATCGGAATCAGAATAAGTCAACTTATTCAAGCGATAAGTTTTTAAGACTACTGTAGTGTTTACACCATTTATAAGCTGTGTAACAGTTGAAGAAGATATATCATTTACATCAAAAGTTCCGTAATATCTATTATTTCTTGGTGATATTGCTTTGACTTCAGTTTCTTCTAAATATGAAATTCCTCTATCATCTAAAGCAGACTTAAACGAATCATATTCTAAAATGCTTGAACCCTTTAATTCGGAATTAAAATAGTTCAATTTATCTTGAGAATCAATAGTCATATAGAAGATACTCATAACAGCTTCTTCCGTATTTGGAGAAATTTGATTTGTTAAATCAAAGCTCACATATAAAAGAGGCGTCATAAAATCATCAAAGAAATAATTCTGCTTGACAGAAAAATTTGTAACACTATTGATGCTTGTCAAATCTGAAGCTTCTGCTTCAAGTTTTTGAAGAATAATACTTCTAACAGACCCATCAGGTAGCAGAATACTGCTATTCGATGCAGAATCATAGTTAGTAAGAGTTGCTATATTTCTCTCCAGTCTTTGAATTTCATTCTTCAGATACCCGAAAGTAGGAACTGGTAGTTTTGTAATAGTGTTGTCATTTTCTATTACGTCAATATTAACGGTTTCCTCATTTCCCGTAACTGCACCTGTCATTGCTTCATAAGAACTGAGAGAGTTCTGATAAAGTCTTAACAGCTGTGGTAGTAGGGTTGATATTGAATTCTCAGACATATGTATATTTATCTTAGTATATCTATTTCAAAGGTATATGCATCAGGATCGGAGCATATAATCTCAAAAATAGGTTTGTTGCTAATATCTTGGTTAGAAATAGTTCCAACTTGCACACCATAAACTCCAGTACCTTTTCTGTTAAGGGCATCTGTGTAAATCACAATATTTCTAGATCCTATTGATAATGTGGTAGGGAAAACTACTTTAACTGTTTGATACTTCTTAAAAAGTGCAGAAGAATCATTGATATAAATTTGTAAATCTCCGAGTGCGGTATCTGTTGTGTAGATTCTGCACATATTCGTAAAATCAGTTAGCCCAAAATAAACTTCAGGAGAAGTTATGTTTAGACTTAAGGGCGAAGAAGGTGTTATCGGGTTTGAGTTTTTATCAAACGATTCGTCAATTACATATGCTTGAGTCTTTTGTGTAATTTTGATCTTATTCGGAACCGATTTATCAAGAACAATTCCAGGACCATCACTCAAAACATCCGTATTATATTGCAAATTTATATTAATCTTACCAGCAACAATATCTGATATTGCGTTAGAATTCGCAGCAATCATATCTAAAAGAGCAGTGCTCGAAGAGAATGCCAATCTTGCATTCTGAAGAGCCGTTTCTAGTGCATCTACTTCGGCTTGCAAAGATAAAATTCTTGCAGTATTGTCAGTTGCAGCAGAATAAGAAGTGTTAATTTTAGATTCTAAGTCTATAAATTTAGCTTGTTGTCTTTCAAAAAACTTAACAGACTGTTGTAACAGAGCAACAGCTTCTGTAAACTGACCTGTTGAAAAGTTATTATATTCATTTACGATGCTGCTAACACCCTGAGTGCTTAAAGATGCATCAAATCTAAGGTTTAGTTTAAACCCATAAGAGTTTCCGTTTTCACCAGTTACCTTATTAGGCTTGAACTTTTGTGATCTTTGAATAAATCCACCCTCTAAAGTCGGAGTGATATTATCCAGTAACAAGATTCCGTATAAATTTGTAGCTCCATTCTCTTGATCATTTACATCATATAAATCATAATACACTAGAACTGCATTAAATTCAAAGTTTGAAGAATAATCAGAACCATTATACTGAGCAATTGTAGAAACTGTAGGGTCATTTACTATTGTTGCATAATCGTTAGGATTGAAGTCTACGCTAATCCCATCTAGTTTTGATCTTCTGTACGCAACACCATTAAATCCAGAAGGATTATCGTAATCTGCTGGGTATTTTTGAATATCGGCATTTGAAGAATCTGCAAAAGTCAAAGGTTCTGTAAAATATGCATTAGTTACAGCTTGCGGGTAGGGATTATCCATCCAATCCGCATCTGCATCAGTCCAATCTACTTGACCATCGACATCATAAAAAGCTCTGAACGTTAGACCTTCTGGGTGAACTGAAGAAACGTTTCTCCCTAGATCGAATTCTCCGCTTCCTTGAATAATCATAGAAGGCTCGTAGTTCGTATCTTCTAATGCAGAAAAAAGAACAACTGGAGTTTTTCCAACTTGAGTAGGGACATAAAGGTAAACTTCGGTATAACTGTCTCCTGCTTTATCTACATTGTTAATAACGTCAATGTCTCCTATATACTGTACAACCTTCTGATATTGAACAGATCCTGTCAATTTTTCATCTTCTTCTACAAATCTAGTCGTAGTAAGAGCAGGATTAGCCTCTGATGTAGTATTTGCATCTCTGAATCTAATAGCTCCAGTCTCTTTTAACCATTTGAAAAATACTCTTTCTGCTACGCTTCTTTTTTGAGTAGAATCATAATTTGCATCGTCTAGAATTAAACTTTCTATATTCAATGCATAATTCTGAAGGCCTTGCGCCCAGTCTATGTTTCTATCAGGCGATAAACCTCCAGCAAAAATAGAACCGTCGACTGTATCGAATTGCATATAGTTATTATAGCTACCGAAGGTAGAAAAATCTAAACTATTAAAATCAGGAAGGTTCAAGAGAACATATTTAGAAAACACAAACTTTAAATTATCATTCGTTAGTGTTTTCGATAAATCTCTAGACGCAGAAGTAAAAGTATAAAAAGTACCCCCCTGCGCCTGCGGTGTTCTTATTACTGGTGTTGTTGCCATATTTTACGAAAGAGTATATCCCGCTCCTCCGATAATAATCCAAAGAGGGTTACCCGAAGAATCAGTTGTTGAGAATAAATGCACAGTTTGACCTAATCCATTCAAAGTAATAGTAGAAGCATTTCCTTCTAGAGAAAAAGCAGAACCGGTACCTTCAATAATGTTAACATCCCCTGTGTTGCTATTATCATATTGGAAGATAATCTCTTGACCTATTTCTCCAGCAAAAAGACTGAGAGTAACTGCGCTCGAAAGAGAATTATGAACTTTATACAACAAATATTCGGGAGCTGCTGTAGTACTTCCAATGTTTGCTGTATAGCTAGGTGCTAGTGTAGTATCGCTGTAAATGTCAGGATCTATATTATTTCTAAGAAGATTACCTTCTAGATTTAGATTACCTATCAGGCTTACATCGCTGATAATGTTGAATGCACTTGAAGTAATTTCAAGTTTGACAGTTGATAGTCCAACTTTAAGTGTGTTTGTGGTAGTGCTATTTAATCCCGCTAATGTTCCAGCAGTAGGATTAAAATATACTTCCATCAAATTAATCTCTTCAGCAAGAATATTAAAATTGTCGTTAATAACAATTCTAGACCCTGCTAGAGAGTCTGTTCCGAGGATTTCAGTTACGCTAATAGCCATTGTTTTTTATTTTATTATGAGAATGTTTTTTTCCCTTGTATATTTGTTTTGGTTGTTGTCTTCTATGTTCAATTGCAGGGTATAATTACCCAGAGTGTCGAACATGTATGTAAAATATTTGCTGTTTAAATATATATCACTAAAATTTGGATTGCTATTATTTTTTAGAATCCAAGTAGACTTTTCGTCTATCTTTCCCATTATTTCACAGTTATTGTAGCTAAAAGTTACATAAGTCAACAGTGGTAAAGTCTTTGCATTATAAATAGGATTTGCAGAGTTCCAAGTTGGATTTGTAATGTTTGACTGACCTGTTCTTCCGACTAAAACTTCATTCGAAACAGCATTTACTTGATAGCCACTAACCGAAATAAAATCGCCATAAGAAGATGAGTTATATTTTGCAACAGCTTGAACATATTGAATAGATCTATCTTCACTTGTAATTAGATTATAGATGTATCTCGAAAAGGGATCTTCTGTGGTGCTATTCATAAAGTCAACAAAGTCTGTGAGATTTTGAACCTCAGCACCGATAGAAAGATCAAAAGTACCCCCTGTATTTTCTATAGTTAGAACAAAGGGAGATGCAGGAATTTCTAATATTTCAAAAAACGCAGGAGTATCCCCAGTGACTTCTGTACTATCCCACCATAAATGAGAAGTTTTTTCCCAGTTACCCTTAGTCATATAGTCCCAAAAATAAGGACCTGAAAAGCTTTGCTCCCCGCTATCTTGGTATGTTAAAACTTCCGAATTTATAATATCTTGGAAATTATTTGTAGCATAATTAGCTCTGTCTAGCGAATCAAATGACATCAAATATTCACCAACACCTGAATTAGGAGATAGAGGAAGAGACCAGTTTGAAGCATAGTCCTCTAAAGAATAAGATCCTTCAGTAGACCATGTATAACTCTTTTTTCTTTCTGTGTAATATCCGCAAAAATCAACATTCTTTGGTCGAACCGTAACTGCAGTAGTTTCTACGCTTGATGAGATATTGTTATAGAAGTCGTAAATTCTCATTTCTACATAGTATTCACCAACATAAGGCAGAACCACTGCAGTTTGATCATATTCTTCAATAGGACCTCTAATCACATTATAATAAGCTGGAGATACACTGTCGGCATCTTTACTAATTGTCCATTCTATTTCAGCCGAATTTCTATACTGTAAATAAATCCAACTAAATATGATAGATCCCGAAATAGTATCAAGCTGATTCCAATTAGAGTCTACACTATTCCAAGTTGTATCAGAAAAGCTTGTATTTTTTAGAATAATTGGAGCTCCGACTGGAACATTTTTGTTGTCGGGTAATTGCGCAATAGTTGAAATGCCCGGCGCATATCTAGAAAAATACGCTAAGAAGATATCAGAAAGCTCTCCAAGTGTAAAATCCTTTCCGTCAACAGGTGGTCCAAGCGGACTATTCTTATCTTGTATGCTTAGAAAGCTTGAAGCTCCGATGAAATATGTACCTCCTACGGTAGAAGACCCTATTAACACGGGGTCCCCAAGAGGCCCCACCAGAATGTTTTGAGGTATGTCGTAAGGAGTATATTTAGGAAACTCTAAATCTTCTATAGTTCTCAAATCTTCTAAAAATACTACAGTATGAGGAAGAATTTCAAAGTTAGTATCAAACCCCGCAAGAATAGAAAATGTTTCATTCTTTTCTATTTGAGTAGTTATAGAATTTTTAGAAAAATAATCAGCTTCTCCTGTAATGTCTACAATCTTGGCATTCAGAGGAAGATAGTACTTCTGTAATTTAATCTTTAGACCGTATAACTTGATAAGAGCTTCTTCTAAAGTATAAGAGAATTCTTCAGCAGTTACAGGCAATCCATAATCATCATATTCATCAGGAACAATTTCGTTTATAGAATAAAAAAGACCAAACTTACCAGTCTTTCTTAAAGACTTACTCGGAACTTTGATATTAGGATCGTTAAATTTAGCTGTAGGCTGTAGAAGCTGAATAGGATTCGTCTGTATATATTTTCCAAACATTCTAGAATTTGGATCTAGATCCTGCCAGTATTCTTTCATATAGATATTTTCATATCCATAGAATTTGATAGCATTTATTAGAGCTTTATAAGATCCTGTATATGGAAAGATATTATGCCCTTCGAGCATAATCTCCTTTCTTTTCCTGTTTATTTCTATAAAGTCTACCGCTCTTTCGTTTATATCAGTATTTCTAAAAATTGCGGTATCACCAGGAAATATAGGATATCCTATATTCTCAGTCATTACTTTTAATCTTTCATCCTCGCCTTCAGTTTCTCCATAAAACAAAATTTCAGCTACTGTATAATCCTGGCTTCTATCTTTAATTAGAAGCTTTCTAACATAAATATTTTCAGTAGAAGAAGAAAGGGCAACATTTATTTGTAATGCACTATTTGTAACTAGATCAGTATGAAGGTATCCGCTAGAATCAATAGTCTGATTTGGGTCGTAGTCCAGAGAAACTGTAGCATAATCAACCTTCTGTAAAAGAGGCTTCTCTTGCTCAGTGTCATAAGAAAATAAGAAGATATCAGTCGGTGTCTCTTTTTCCCATTCTAAAATCCAACCTTCAGTTGCAGAATTTGCAGAATCCAAATCGTGCGGAAACCCGTAAACTAACTGATTATTTTGATTGTACATTTGCTCTAGAATATAAATCTGAGCAACTTCAAAAAGATCAACAGAAACCTTAGGAATAAAGACTATCCCGCTCCATATCTGAGTCGTGGAGTCATAGGAAAAGTCTTGAACATTTCCATTTTTATTAAAAAATGCTAAATGTTGATATCTCATTAGTTGATTTTTCTATAATCTTTTTTAACCGTGTAATTGTAATAAACTCTTATCTTCTTAACAGTTTCGACATATTCAAATATGATATCGTTTAGATAAGAAATATATCTAGCCACTCTAGGATTTCTAAAAAGATATGTAGAAGCATTTTTTGAATACAGTGTTTTGCTATAATCATATCCAGTGTTTTTCAACTGATTCCCGCTTTCCCATGTAGCATCATAAACACTAATTCCTCTGTTATGATCTTCGGTATCTATAATGTTCATCTCGTTATTCCGTTTTTGATATTAGAAATTGGATTTTCTAATTTCGTTTGAGTAGTTTGATTAAGAAGAGTAGATCCAACTTCAGTAGTATTATTCATTACAGCTTTTCTTCTAATTTGATTCATATTTTGTTGCTGAATCTTGTTGTAAAGATCTGATTTGATAGATTCTTTGAAGAAAACATTTAAAGATGACATCTTATCAGAATCCGGATAAACTTCAAAATAATTATTATTTCTGTCGTACCAACCCCCTCTAATAATAGAAAGTTCTCTATCACCTATCATAATATCACCAAACTCATCTAAACCGAGACCTGGATCTTCTCCGGGTTGCAAAACAACTTTCTTATTTTCTATAAGAGTTCTCTGTTGTGTGATAGGATCATATCCATAAACCGGTACGATGTAATATCCATCTCTAACGGCTTTTTCATTTTCTTCTGAAATGAAGAATACATTTACAGAATCTACGCCTGAAACTTCTTCAATCAATGAAATTACGTCAGATCTTGGTATTCTATCTCTGCGTTTTACGTTTATGAAATATTCATTCAAGATTTTTCTGATATTAGATCTTATTTCACTCTTATCTGCATCATCAAAATAACGTAACACTACACTAATTGCATATCTCTTGATAGCTATATCTATAATTCTATTCTCAGCCGTGATCAACATTTGACCACTTCTGTCTAAAATATCATTAACCATCAGCTTTTCGCTTTCTGTCAGCGTAAATTCTTCTTCTGGTAAAGTAAAATAATCAACGTCTGAAGTTAGTTTTCTTGTGATATCCGGAAGCAAACTTAAGTAGATAATATTATCGTCATTGATATATTCATCGTCTTTGGTATTGAAAGCATCTACAAACGAAAAATATGTGTACTTTTTCAGAAAATACACATAAGCATCAGGGTTAGCAAGAACAAAAGATTTGCTGGCCTTAGGCGCAATCAGTCTAGTAAAGTCCGGATTTTCTGTATTTGAACCAAATGAAGGAGGAGAAACTATAATTACGTCCAAAAGAGCAGTAAGATCAACCGAGTTTCCAAATTCATCTTTTCCTTCATCTAAGAATTGAAAGGTTATGTCATCACTACCACCAATGTTGCCTGCTGAACCCGCAGTTCTTACATATTCGACTTGAATAGAACTTCCTTCTTGTGGAATTGCTCCAAAATACCCATTTCCAAAATAGATATCAAGACCTCCGTTTATTCCAGTTTTTGCAAGACACATTTCCTCGTTCTGATTCATGTCATAAAGAGATTCCGTAACCTTATAAAGTCTCCCGTTAACCGTAACTTTTACCATGTAATTGTCAACAGCTCCACCAGCAGATACAGAATAACTCTGTAGAGGTTGACCATTCCCTGTAAAAATTTGAAATTCAGTTTTTCCTTGGAATATCTTTGCGTAATGTATTGATGTATCAGTTTTATCAATGATAAACTCATCTTTGTAAAACTCGAAAAAATACTCTAATCCATTAACTGAACATGAAAGACGAGTTTTGTTAACTATTGACAAGTAGTTTCCGGTGATATTATCCGCTGCATCAGTTTTCAATTTCAATCCTAACTTACCTTCCGCAGAAATACCTCTAGTAGCATTGTGACCAGTAAGTCTTGCTAGACCATAAACAGATTCGACGTTTTTTGCACGAGCAATATTTAATTCGGTAATCGCAGCTTCTATATAAAAGAAAATCATTTCTCCTAAGTTTGCAGTCACTGTTAAAAGCTGTCCAAAGGGAGAAGCAGGCGTAAACACATTTCTGGATTGATTATAAATATCCGAAAGATAATTAAAAGCATCCTGATAAATCTGAAGAGCCTTAATTCTATTTTTATTTAAGAAGTTCATTCATCTCTTTTTTTTATACTAAAACTGAAAATACTTTTCTGCCATCTACTGTTATCAAAACTTCCCCTATATCAGAAACCGCCCCCGGATAGAAATTTACTCTTACATCGATTTGATAAGTCTCTCTTAACGGACAAAAGTTACCAATTGCAGTTGTTATTCTCCCCTGAATATAAGATTCATTCAACATCAAGTTAAAAAGTAATCCTTCCAGATCGATACCAAAATTAGAAGATCCTAAAACTCTACGAGGCTCGGTAAACAACAAATTTTCAAGTTGTAAAATCAATAACGAAATATCATCATCGACTTCCAACAAATCTGGTTGGTAATTGAGCATGTCATCAGTTCTAGTATAGATATCTGGCATGGTTTATATATTATGATAATATATTTTTCTTAGTCTGTAAAGAAGTAATCTACTCCTTCATCGCCTTTTATTTCTTCTTTAATTGATGTAATTTCATCGGTTGCCTCACTTCTAATGTCAGAATAGTTAATGGTAACATTTCCTGGTAAGTTGAAAGTAAATGTACCGGTAATTCTGGCCAATTGCAATTTGGTTTCTGCTACACAATATCTGATAAAAATTTCTTCTGAAAATAGAGCACAATCATCAATCTTTTCATACACTAAAAAAATACATGTATTAGTTGGAAGTTCTCCCATAAATCTAAATTTGTAATTTAGATAGTTGTAATTATAGGACATCATATTCTGCAAGTTAAATCTAGCCAAATCAATAAACATTGCATTAATTACATAGTACATTAAATTTTCAGATCCAATACCAGAACCATAGACATTTCCATAAACCCATTTATCGAGAGCAAAATCAGGATCTAATCCGTTAAAACTATAACCTCCGAATCCTCCATCTTCTCCGCTAAATTCACCTATCTGATATACAGCATTCACTGCAAATACATTTTCTGGCATAAAAATTTCTCCGCTTTTTCTGAATGCAGTAGTTGAAAATGCCGTACCGTCTACTGCATAATATTTCTCTTGTACAGAGTATTCGTAATTTTTATAGAACCATTTTTTAGCTCTATCAATAATTCGAAGAATTTCTTGCTTCGGTATGGTAATGGGAATTTGACAAGCTACTGTAACTTCCTGCTGAATCATTTTTACTAATTCATCAGTACATCTAACTTGTTCAGGTGTCATGTTCGCCATGTTATGTTAACTTATTTTTTGGTATGAGATTACTTTAGTGGTATCAGATAGATTAGCACTTTGAGTTATTTTCCCAGAGACAAAAACTCCATCTTTCATCTTCCCTGAAAATATACCAAGATCACCTTCTACTGTAGATTCATTGAGTATACTATTTCCGTTCACGTAAGAATTGTACAGATAGCAATTAATAGCTTTAGATCTATCAAACAAGTTACATCTAAAAATTTCAGATTCTTTGATTTCAGATTGGAATATATCACAATTTGAAACGGTGCCTTCTATTTTGGAATCAAAGATGTCTATATTTTCAATCAAATACGCATTATTGATCTCCGCATCTTTAATCTGAAGCTTTCCGTTATTTGAATCATAGTTCAAGTAGCCCCTTTGAAAATTGCATTCAATTAGAAGATTGTATATTTTATCTCTGATATAAGGATACATCGTATCAATGACCCTCTTATCAGATTGCAGATTTACCATCAGAGTAATATCGGGAAAACTCCTTTTAAAATAGGTAGCTGAAGAATAAGAATCAGAAATTGCTTGATGTTTACTTAGAATCTTATCTAATTCAATTTTGTTCTTTTCGTTAATGTACGGATTTCTGATGCAATTATAGAGAGTTAAGGAAGAATATTCAATAATCTCTCTAATTCCTTCTTTCTTTTGATAATCTTCTCCGCCAATATATCTAAAGGTTAGATTACCTCTTTTCAGAGAAGAAAAATCTACAGCAAAATAAGGCTGAAAAGGATAGCTGTAGTTTCTAGCAGAAATGTTTGCTGAGCTTTCTGTAAAAAATTTGCTGCCAGGAAGAATGTTTTTGATAGACTTTGAATAAAGTACATTTTTTCTTTCCGGGAAGTATGTATACGGGATGTTTTCATCATATTCTAAAATAAACTTAAGAGAATCTAATCTTGATATATCAGGAGTACCTGGTTGATCATAAGCAGAATACATTACACTGAAATTTAGACTACAGTCTTTTTCAGTTGAAAAATTCTCATCAATCATATTCAACATTTTCGTAAGATACAAACGACCTTCAGAATACCTCAAATATCCAGTAGTCATTGAATACTTTCCTGCTGAATTTTTAGAAATTCTGAGATAATCGTGCATCAGAGTTTCCGTTAACTGAAAAGAATCTTTGGGATAGACCTTTCTCCCCAAAGATGATGAAATTAATGCTTTAACATCATCCATTCCCAATTCTGAATAAAATTCAGAAGTGTAAGAAATGATAGTATTATAAAGGGTTTCCTCTCTTGTAAAATTCACATTAGTAGACTTTTTTTATATATCTCACACAAAAAAACCTGGCCGAAGCCAGGTTTTTTATTTGATATTACTAGGTTTACTTTTTTCTTCTAAGAGTTATTTTTCTATTTACAGGATCTATCTTAGTAATGATTACATCGATTGAATCTCCTTCTTCGAAATTATCACCTTTTATGTTCGATGAGTGAAGAAGACCATTAATACCTTTTTCAATTTCAACAAAAAGCCCATAAGAGGCTTTCTTGACTACCTTACCAGTGACTCTGGTTTCAGGTGAGTATCTCTCCTCCATATCGTCCCATGGGCTGTACTCTCTTTCCTTTTGTGTTAAAATAATCTTGGTTTCGCTAAGAATTTGCTTAATTCTAAATTGAATAGAATCTCCGGGCTTAATACTCTCATTCTCAAAATCAGTTTTGCACTTTTCCATTTCGGTTACAGTGATCAATCCTGTTAAACATTCTTCGAACTCTACGAAGATCCCAGATCCCGAAGTTCCAGTAACTGTACCTTCTCTAAGATCATCTGGATTTTCGTTAACTCTATCAATTGCAGCAGGGACTAGGGTTTTCAAATATTCTCTATGTGAAACCACTACAATATTTCTTTCTTGTGAGAAGTTTACAGGCATTACAATGATTTCTTTTCCTAACATACTTTCAAAATCTGAAAGTTTGTTCATACCTGCGAGTGAACCTGGCATAAATACTTTTATATCATCTATCATTAGATAATATCCACCGTTGATAAGTTCTTTAACTTGTGCTTTGTAAGCTACGGTTTTAGAACCAATTGAATCCACCAAGTCCTCAATCTTTCCTTGCGTAGAAGCTGCACCGATACTTGCTTCTATACTGCCTTCTTTATAGCCTTTTTTAACTTTAACTTTAACAGTGTCTCCAATTCGGAATTCATTTGAAGACATTTTCTCCTTTAAGAGATCGATGTAGGCATTGTCTTTTCCGTTAATGTCTACAATAATAGAAGACTCCGAAATATAGATTATTTTTGAATCTATAATTTCGTTGTCGGTGATAGGTTTGAAAGATACTTCAGAATTTTTAAAGTAATAGTGCAGTACATCTAGAACATAAGGTTCATTTGATAGGATTTTACTTCCTTTCGGTACTTTTACTTCTGTTTCGATTACGTCAAATGGGTTTTCTTCGTCTTGAAGAATTTGAATTTTTTGTATAGGCATTTAGTCTAAATTAAAAGTGTACAGATTATATATCTTTGAATCTAAGAAATTATTGCGGGAGCTGAAGGAGAGGTAGTTGATCCAGCTACCGGGCCTGCGGGACTAGCCGCAGTTACAACTTGTCCCGGAGGAACTATTATAGTAGCTGATCTAATATATGCATCAATAGCAGTAGAAGCTATAGTGGCAAAAGTTTTGGCAGCCAATCTACGGGCATCATCACTCACATCTGTTCCGGGCGGAGAATTTTTAATTGTTTCAGCAAATACAAGCATTCCTTTATCAAAAGCTTCGGCCAAAACTGTTTCTAATGTATTCGGTATTAGTGGCATAATTATTGAGTTTTAGTTACTGTACTTAATTCAGATCCATTCAATAGAATAATTGGAGGTCCTGTAGGAGCTCCTAGATTTCCAATATGAGTATGCGCATTAAACAAAGCCTGAAATGTATTTCCTTTTATCACTGCTTCTGCTGCTTTGGAACCTAATTCTACAGAGGGGGAATCAATCTTTACTTTCGATGAAGTTTTGATTGTTAAATTACCATCATTTGAAAGAGTTACAGTGTCACCGTTTGGGTTTAGAATTACAATTGAATTGTCTGGTTTGACGTTTAGTTGTGTTTCTTTATAATCTAACACCAAGCCTTTTTCTTCGGTAAAGAAAACTTTCATACCGCCTTCAGTTACAACATCATACCAAAGAACATGAGCATTTGCATAACTATTTTGGATTTCAGCTAAAACTTCATCTGAATAGTGTTGATTAAAATTATATTCTGGAAAGTATGGGTTCCCATTATCAAAAGTTACGGAAACTATTGAGTTTATTTTCGGAACAGAAAATCCAGCACCCCCTGTTTCAGATGAAGCAGTAGTAGAAGTAGCTGGATAACTCCAAGGAAGATTTTCATCTGGAATAATAAAAGGACTATCTTTCGAGAAAGGATCTTCTCTCATATCAAACTTTCCGAATATTCTAACCTGACATCTTCCTAAACGAAGAGGATCGTCATTGTTCACGACTACTCCTACCCACTTAGTGGTTGCTAAATTATCATTTATTGGATCTATCTCTTTTCTCATCCGAAAATATTATCAGGTGCTAACGGTCCTGGCGCTCCACCTACACCGAGAATTTGTTCTCTTTTTAATTTTGGTGGCTCTGATCCATCACGATTTGTAGGAGTTTGAGCAGCACCTAACACTTTATTAGGCGCCAACTTATCTGTTGGGTTTTGTACTGAATCTAAAACATTATCACCAGTGTACTGAGACTGTTGATTTGGGATTGAACCAGCAAAGTTATTATCTGGACTTAAAGGTGTGGAAGGATTTTGATTAGATCCTAAAACATTAGTACCTGTAAATGCCTGCGGTCCCGGAGGTGTTGGGAAATTGTTGTCAGGTTTCAGGGGGGTTATTGGGTTTGGATTAGAATCCAAAGGATTTCCAGTTCCGTTTAGCGGCGAAGATTGATTTCCGTCTTTATTTGTAGGAAGATTTCCATCTGGTAAGATTTTTTCTCCCGTATATTGGGGAGGCTCTCCACCAGGCTCTCCAAACAAATTAAATTCATCCAAACTCGGTCTTTCTAAAGTTTCTGAAAAAACTTTAAGTCTTCCTAATTCATCTGTATCTTCTTCTGGCGTTGTAGCAGATCTGATTACAGAATCAATGCTCTGAGAAACGAGAAGAGTCTGTAACTGATTTGGACTAAATCCAAATACGTTTCCCAGCTGACCCTGATTAATAACATTTGCAAGTTTTTGAGTAGCAGCTCCAATTCCTTGATAAATTACTGATTTAGCAAATTCTCTTGCGGCGTTTGCCCATCTACTTCCGTTACCTCCAGAATTTGCGCCTAACCCGTTTGCTGCTAAACTACTTGCAAAATAAACTAGACTTGAATATCTGTTGTTTTCTTCTACATCTTTCCAAATCCAAGATATTTTTTGCTTTGCAGATTCTTCACCGACGTTTGAAACGTTGTCTAAAAATGCAGATGAATCTTCTGGTACAAATTCACAAAACTTGAGAGTAAAAGAAACGAATGAAGAATTTTCATTTACAAACTGAGCGGTTGAGTTAAATTCAGTAGGTGGAATTTGGTCTAAATCTACATTATTAAAAGTGTTAGCTAGAGGATTCGTAGTTACTAAAAGGTCTGAAAGTCTTTTTGCAGAAGTTCTAAATTTTCTAATTTCTTTTACATAAACTACTACATCAAATTCTCTTAAGTTTTCAGGAAGAATAACTCTTCTATTTATCGGATCATATACAGCTTTTCTATAAAGGTCCATGATCCCGGTAATTTTAAGATCTAAAGCCTCTAGACAATCTACTGATATTTTTGAATCATCTCCCCCAAAATACGGATCGGTGAACATAGTTGTTTTTTTCCATATCGTATCTAATCCTTCTATCGATTGAAAATAATAAGGGAATCTATCATTAATAGCCAAAAAAGATTCTACAAAAGCTTTCATGTATTTAGCTCTTAACTGATTACCTTCTGGATATGTGTGTAAAAGATAACTATATGCCGTGTTGTCTGTAGCTCCATCGCTTAAATTAAAAATAGGAGACATTTTGTCAAAGACAAAAGAAAACCCTAAATATGTAGGATCTTCTATTTTATTAAGAGGAACTTCTCCAATCTGATAACCGAAGCCTACATTATTTTGAGCACCAGAGTCAACAAACTGCTTTACAGCTGCATCTCTGAAGCCACGATTTCTGCCAAATGCAGCGCCTAAACTTTCTGGATCTAATGCCATAATATATTTATCTTTTTATGGAGATGCAATTAAGTCTCTTCTCGAAAGAACAAGCTCCATAGATATATTACTAGATATAGTAGAGTCATACTTATAAGAAATTTCTGATATTACATAAAATCCACTTAGTGCCTGGTTTAGAGATTGAGTTTGTTCTCCAAATTCTCCGCTATTTCCTGTTTTATAGTTTGTACTTTGAGCCCCTTCGCTAGGTTCTCTATTTTGTGCTTTATTCAGCTCTTCATCCATAGTAGAAGTTTGTGATCTTCCAAAATCATAAATTATCACAAAAATTCTTTGAAATCTATGAAGAGCAGGATTTACAGCGTTTAATGTTACAACTAGTCCATATTTCTGAATTTCGAGTTGATTTTGATAATTCAAGATGATAGAATAATTAAACTGAGGATGCATATTTGATCCTTGTTTTCCTAGATATTTTGTTTTAAAATCTCTCTGTTTAAAAGAAAATTCAGGAACCGCCTGTGATCCTTTATCATAAAAACCTACGCCTCTGCCCTTTAAAGTAACTTTATTAGGATCATCTGTAGCAAAAGGATCTACGAATTCATTGACATATTCTTTATTATCTACATCATAGTGTTGCTCAAATCTAAAATAACCATGATCTGTTGTAATTTTAGATGTATTATTGTAAGAATTGTAAGCGTCTAGATATCGAGCAGTTCCGCGCATTTCTGGATGGTTTGTTAACACGTTTGCTTCACCTTGAGAATCTTCTACATTCTTTATATAAGAACTTACATCCGATGCGCTAAAATTAAAACTCTGTTCGATATCAGCAGTATCTTGATAAAGTCTATTTAATTCTACAAAATTTAAAAGATAGTACGGATCTATATATGAACCAAAAAAGCTATCTTCATCTAAATACGCAGACGAAGTTATATCCTGTACAAATCTGGCTGTGGTATCTGTAGGATTTATCCAATTCATAGAATCACTAGTACTCGTAACATTAGATGCAAAGCCTAGCTGCATTTTTTTACTAATTTCTAACAGGGTTTCAAAGGAAGTTCCAGAAAAATACCCGCAAGTATCTTTAAAGAGATTAGGAACCCGCATTTTTCCAGTCATTCTGAACATTGTACCTCTCCCCGGAACACCACCAAATGGAGTTATCGAAACAGTATCAAAATCAATTCTTATCGGTTTAAATATTTTATCATCTCCAGCACCTCTAATAAAAACAGAAATTACAGCTCCAGCCATCGGAAAGTTTCTGTTCTTAAATTGATTATGAAGATCGACTACTGTTAGAGTTATAGTTGGTAAAAACCCAGAAACATTAAGCTGAAAAAAGTCGATATCAGAATCAGTATACATTTTTCCGTTGATCTTAATCAAAGGAAAAACAAATCCCCACATTTTACTGAGGTTGTACTTATTATTTGTACTATTTTCTAAATCATCATGTTTTATCTGATCTAGAACTATCTCAGGTTTGGTTATTTGTAAAATTCGAAGTTCTTTTGAGCTTGCCATTAATCAGTTCTAATATTCATGTTAGCTCCAGCAATGACGGTGCTGTTAGGTTGTGGTTTAAACATCTCTTCTCCGGGCTGAAGGGCATTCGGAGGTAGAGGCACAGTTACTCCATTTGATTGTTTTGCTGCAATCTGTTTTAGTCTCTCAACTCTGTTTTTATCTTTTTCGTTATTCGGATCAGGCTGCTGATATTGAGTTGTGGCCGTGTCATTTGCTGGAAGTTGAACCTGCGCAGGTTTTGTGTAAAAAGGGCTTCCCGCTTCTACCGCAGGAATCAACAAAAATTGCCCTTCTTCAACAGCAAACGGATTGTAGAGATTGTTTACTTTCATAATACTATCTAAATATCCTTCATCTCCGAATTGATCTAATGCAATCAAGTCAGCTCTACCATTATATTCTTGATTCACGAAAACAAGGGCCTTTGCTGTATCTGAATTATAATCAAATACAGGAGCCGATAAATCAAAAAACTCGTCGCCGTTTTCGTCTATCAGTGTAGGCTTATAGTCAAATACTTTAAAATTCATGAGTCAATTCTAAATCTTATTTGGTTAAGAACTTCTCCGACATCCGTTCCATAGTTTTTAAGCTTCTGAACACTTAATCCTTGTCCCATCTGATAAATACTGCCGGCAGGATTTCTTAGAGCATTCGAAAGAACTGTTGAAGGTTGATCAGATCCTGAAATTCCACCTTTAGAAGGAGTTTTTCTTCTATTATTTCCAGTTGTCGTAGTATTTGCAGATCCACCTGCTCCGCCCGGATTTTGCCCTGGAGGGTCTCCGCTACCACCCGATCTTTTATCTCTGGAATCAACCCCTTTAATATTTAAAATATCTTGATTAAATCCGGTAGCATAAAGTCTACCTTTACCCGCATTAAAAATGCTTTCAAAGTCTGTTTTGTCTCTAGGCTTTGCATGTTTAAGACTAACTTCAAGTTTCATAGAAGTTGGAAAATCATCTCTGCCTAGAGTAGGACCGAATGTTAAGTCTGAAGATTCTAAATGCAAATTTCCGATCATCGCAATAGGATTAAGAGGATTTCCGATTGTTACATGCCAACATCCGTGAGGATCACCACTTACCAACGCAGGAAGCGCAACTGCCGCCGGACCGGCTCCAAAATTATCCATTGCAAATTGTCCAAGAAAGTCTCCGGCCACATTGTTCAAGAACCCCAAAAATTGATTCACAAGTTTTTTAGGATCAAGACTATATGAACCATCTTTGCCTTTAGCCATGAAGGAATCTCTAACTCTAGTAGTTACATTACTAACTACACTGGTCAAGAATCCGCCGATGTCACCTCTTTGCAATTTCGAAAAATCACCAAATGGCGGCATTGAATATCCATTGCTACCATAGAAACGGTGGGCCCCTCCCCAGAAACTGGCATTATTATAAGTTAAGACTAGCAAGTTGGCCATCATATCGAGCATAGCAACTTTGGGATTGATATGATTGAAAGATTTCATTTCATATTCAAATACGAGCTCGATATCCTGCTCAAATTTAAGACCCGTATCTCTGATTGTGTTTTTGTTGATTACATTGATAGGACCTAATACATAGTTTTCATATGTAGTTCCTAACCAGTCAATATCATTGGCACCTGTTTCAGATCCTATAATATTTCTCCATTTAGTAGCAGCGTTTACGCCTGAAATTTGTTGATAAAATGCTCTACCTGCTCCACCTATTTTATTCCAGAAAGGAGATTGTTCAGCACTACCCTGGCTATTTGGTCTCTGGTGAGCCTGTAATGTGCCTTCCTGATCTTTATAGTTAAATCCATACGTAAACTTTAGTAGTTCTTCTATTTTATTTCCTGTTGTCTCTCCCATCCAAGTTACTGCTCGTGCAATATCAGGTTTAGTTGTTTTAACCACCGGAAAATTCTCGGCTGGAGCAGGACCATTTGTAGTCACATTTCCATTAGAATCTTGTGGTTGATATCTAATAGCAGTGCTATAAATATTGTCAGGTGCCGGAGATCCAAATCTTCTCAACGTAACTAGATAGTTATTTGGGATTTTTCTGTAGTATTTACAGAAAATAAAATCCTGGGGTTCATATAAAACATCAAAACCTGAACCGCTTTTATCTGCGGCTTGATCGCCAAAAAACTGAAGAATCTGTTGAACTGTCGGGTTTTCTGCAGGTTCACCACCTACTAGTCTTCTGTACCCACCTCCACTCACGTTATCAGAATACGAACTGGCCAGGGTATCCGATCCTTCATTTAAAGCTCCATACATACCTCTGTATTGAAAAAGAGCATATGTATTTGCAATCGATCGGGGAAGTTTTTTAACTCCAATCGGAACTGTAAAACTATCTACCTCATCACTATTTTCTCTTGTATAATAAGATTTAGCAGCCTGAGCTGAAAGACTATCGTATGAAGAATTAAGACTTGAATTTGCATTCAGAGCATTAACAGCCTGAGTCAAATTAATATCATCGACATTTACATTAAAGTCTTCTACGCTTCCGGTGATTCTATTAATTTGCTTTCCAACTAACGGGCTAGACATCTAGGACATTTTTTTTATATATCCCCCTAACTTGATTATCATAATATCTTAATATACTCCAGCCGAACATCCAGATGGATTAGTTCAAAAGGAAAAACCTTAAAGGGAATCTAAAAATTTATCAATATCTAAATCTTTGGACTTGTCTCCAAACGCATTCTTGAGTCTAATAGAAAATTCTCTTTCAGTATCAATTTTAAAAGAACCTCGATAAACAGTTCTAGTCATTAGTTCTTTTAATTCAGAAAGCTCTCTTGATATTAGAAAAAATTGCAAATTGTTAAAAAGATCTGATAGGTCATTATAAGTCTTTACCGCCAATATAGAATCTACTACTATATAAAAACGAGGATCTTCAGATGACATCAGAGTTTCTAGCTCTTTGTTCCTTTTATAATCTTCCTTTTTTACAGGTAGAGGCTGAGCCCTCTTTTCAAAAGAATTAGAAAAATTCATTTCAAAAAGAGTATTTTTAAGAAAGAGATAAGAATCGTAAAATTTTAGAACTTTGATAAGATACCTAGGATTTACGGGATCCCACTGCGTTTCTTTAATAATTGCTTTTACCGGAAGAAAGATCTTCGCATGCGTGTATGAAGTTAAAAAACAATGAATTTGATCACCTTTATTAAAAATTCTGTGTTTCTTCATTTTTGTAATACAGAATATTATCAAAGACAGAATCATTCTCGGGCGTTTCTCCTTCGTGTATGTACAGATTGAAAATAAATTCTTTCTGATAGATTTCTTCAATCAACTCTCTTAAATTTTCCATAATCTCAGTTTCGGTAGAGCTAAGAACATAAAATAAATTCTCAGAATCTTGAACTAGAGATAAAGATTCTCGTAGAGAAGAAAATACATGAAAGGCTACTATATCATCACTCGGCTCTTCTTTATAAACGTCTCTTTTAGAAAGCTTATTTGTAATATCAATATAGCTGACAACAAGACCTTCTCTTTCTCTTAGAAAGAGATTTATATTAACTGCATCCCTAGAATAGACACAATTAAATAACATTCTTACGCTAGAGATTGATACCAAGAGTCGAGGTGAGCTTTTATTTGCTCTTCATTATATCCTTTATCACGAAGCCACTCGATGATCGACTCTTCTTTTTTTTGGAGCTGTTCATATACCATTTTATCCTGATGATCGACAAACGCTCGATGCATGTTTTGACCTTCTTTTATATTATTTCTAACTTCTTCTATCCAGTTAGAAACACTTTGAGATCTTTTTCTTTTTAGGTCTCCGGTAGCCTTTTTATAGGCTCTTTTTTGTCTTCTTGTTATAGTCATTTTATTTTTAAGTAAGATTTTATAGCTTCATCAAATTTAGAGGGTAAAGAATCTTTAAAATTAGAAAGATTCATCTTATATATTTCAGAAAAAAGATCTTCACCGAAAGATTCGTACATAATCAAAAGTATTTCAGGCGAAGGTAGTTCTAGATCGAATTCCAAAACTATTTTTTCTGTTTTTCTTTTCCTTTGTGTCTTTAATAGGATTGAAATCGGACTTTCTTGTAATTTTTCTTCTTGAACTTGAATCTCTGGAGAAATTACCGGCACTGTCAGATTTCCGATAGGTTCTATAGAACTTACTCCATTTTCATTTATGAGTAAAAATTCTCCGAAAAGAGCTTTGTTTATTCTTCTGCCGCTCTCGAAATTAATCCACTCTATTCCATTTTCAATTTCTTCAGAAGCTATTTTTTCCAGGTTTCCGGTATAATCACCTTTCACCCACTCGTAAAAAATATCGTTCTTTATTGTAGACATATTTAACTTTTAGAAGAAATTCAGAAATAGTTTCATCTTTAAGAAACTAGATCTTTAGTACGTTAATGTTTTAGTTTATCGTGAAATCAATATCACACCCCGCGCCATTAGTCACCCCCGCTCCGTTACCGGTTGACCAGTCAAATAAAGTACCAGAGAAAGGACCTGGCACCAAACCCGCACTTAATACATTAGTCCCGTTTATGTCCATAGTGAGTGTCCCACCATTAAAATTCGGTCCAGCAGCCACCTCAATATACCAGTATAGATTTTTTGCCAGGACATACGAATCAGCTTGAAATCCAGGAATTTGGGTAAGAGCCTGACTTGCTCCTCCTGCCATATTGACGGAAAACTCATAATTGGGCGGAGAATTTGGGCTCTGTCTAAAAATTGAATAGTTGCCGGAACTATCAGTAATGACCACCTGAATATCAACCTCATCACCCGGTGGGTTTGGAGCTAAATTATTTGCAAATTTGACTTTAATATCAAAGGTGGTGCCATCAAACCAGTACTGAAGACCTTTCCAATCGTCCAATGACAGGGGTGGGTTTGTTCCTGTAGTAGGCGGGGTTAACCCAAAAATTGGATCTAGATATCCTCCCGAAGTGCCGTTTCCATATCCCCAAGTATAAAAGTTAACAGTCTGCGAGCCTTGATTTCCCTCGCTCCAGGCTCTTCTTCCGGAGGTTGCAAAAGAAATTGGAGAACTCGTGCTACCCCCTGGTGCAGTTTCAAGTTCTGATAAACCAACGTCCGTAGTACTAATAGGTGTAGCCATAGTTAAGGATTTCTTTATATATTTTCCCAAAAATGAGCCATTAGAATCTTCGTATTAACTGCTGCAGAGTGTTGTTCTTTTGCAAGCATTCTTGCCTCGGATAGACTTGTCGCATTAATGTTATATGAATATTCTGCAGTCTGTTGATCTCCAGTGGTGGAGTTTACCAAACTTGTAAACACTACGGTGTAATTTTTAAGCATACTTTAGCTTTCGTTTAATTTATCTTGTAGATCTTTAACTTGTGTCGAAAGATCTTTGATTGCTTCAATAAGAAGAGGAATAATTTTCTCATATTTAACTGCCATATATCCATTATCTCTAGTGGTAACAATTTCGGGTATAATCTTTTCGACTTCTTGTGCAATTATACCAACGTCATGCCCTTCGTTTTCGTGGATTCCAAACATTGGGATCCAGTCAAATTCATATCCGTTGATTTGTGATAATTTATCAAGAGAACCAGTAATTAATTTTTTGTTTGCCTTAAGTCTTTCATCTGATGAAGCAAAAGCCACAATATCATTAGCTGCTCTAATTAATCCAGCTGTAGTAGGAGCAGTTACAGATCCAACCCCGAGTGCGCCGGTCATAGTAACAGATGTACCGTTATCTGTAATTTGACTGTTTCCTACAGTGGTTGAGCTTGTGAACTTGACCACGGTGTTGTTGGTTCCAGATACGCTGACTGATGTTCCTGAAGTTCCGCTGGATCCACTTGATCCTGCAGCTCCCTGTGCTCCCTGAGCGCCTTGGTTTCCTGTTGCACCTTGAACACCCTGTGCTCCTTGTGCTCCTTGGTTTCCTTGTGCTCCC